AACCAGTCACTCCAGTGTAACCTGTGTACCCGGTAAAGCCAGTGAAACCAGTGTAACCGGTCACTCCCGTGTAGCCTGTGTACCCTGTAAATCCGGTGTATCCTGTGACTCCAGTGTATCCTGTGTATCCTGTGTACCCGGTAAATCCAGTGTATCCAGTCACTCCAGTGTACCCAGTGTAGCCTGTGTACCCGGTAAATCCGGTGAAACCAGTGTAACCAGTCACTCCAGTGTAACCTGTGTACCCGGTAAAGCCAGTGAAACCAGTGTACCCTGTGACTCCAGTGTAGCCAGTATACCCTGTGTAACCAGTGAAACCAGTGTAACCTGTGACTCCAGTGTAGCCCGTGTACCCTGTGTATCCCGTGAAACCAGTGTAACCCGTGACTCCAGTGTAGCCAGTGTACCCGGTAAATCCAGTGAAACCAGTGTACCCTGTGACTCCAGTGTAGCCAGTGTACCCGGTAAATCCAGTGAATCCAGTGTAACCAGTCACTCCAGTGTAGCCAGTGTAGCCAGTGTACCCGGTAAATCCAGTGAATCCAGTGTAGCCAGTGTATCCTGTAGCTCCTACAATTCCTGCGTCAGTAAAAGTCCAACCTGTAATTGTACCACTTCCTCCTGCTGCATCTGCGTTGAGTGTGAGGGCGTTTCCTGTAAATCCTGAAATCAATCCTTCCATATAGTTCGCAGGAGTTGAGGTACTGAACATACGCACACGCTGACCTGAAGTAAATGCAGTCTGAGTTCCGGTTGCTAAGCTGGTAAGAATTCCTCCTTTCAATCCTGTTCCTATTGTTATGCTTGAACCGCTTGTTAGTCCGTAGTATCCAAGACCTGTGTAGCCAGTGTATCCGGTGAATCCAGTGTACCCAGTCACTCCAGTGTAGCCCGTGTACCCTGTGTATCCTGTGAAACCAGTGTAACCTGTGACTCCAGTGTAGCCCGTGTACCCGGTAAATCCGGTGAATCCAGTGTAACCTGTGACTCCAGTGTAGCCCGTGTACCCGGTAAATCCGGTGAAACCAGTGTAACCTGTGACTCCAGTGTAGCCCGTGTACCCGGTAAATCCGGTGAAACCAGTGTAGCCCGTAACTCCAGTGTACCCTGTGTACCCTGTGTATCCCGTGAATCCAGTGTAGCCTGTGACTCCAGTGTAACCTGTGTAACCTGTGTATCCTGTGAATCCAGTGTAACCTGTGACTCCAGTGTAGCCTGTATATCCTGTGTACCCTGTGAAACCAGTGTAACCAGTCACTCCAGTGTAACCTGTGTACCCTGTGTATCCCGTGAAACCAGTGTAGCCTGTGACTCCAGTGTAGCCTGTGTACCCGGTAAATCCAGTAAAGCCAGTGTAGCCTGTGACTCCAGTGTACCCAGTGTACCCCGTGTATCCGGTGAAACCAGTGTAACCAGTCACTCCAGTGTAGCCAGTGTAGCCAGTGTATCCGGTGAATCCAGTGTAGCCTGTGACTCCAGTATAGCCCGTGTACCCTGTGTATCCGGTAAAGCCCGTGTAACCTGTGACTCCAGTGTAGCCAGTGTAGCCAGTAAATCCGGTGAAACCAGTGTAACCTGTGACTCCAGTATAGCCGGTGTAGCCGGTGTAGCCAGTAAAACCAGTGTAACCTGTGACTCCAGTGTACCCAGTGTATCCCGTGTAGCCAGTAAAACCAGTGTAACCTGTGACTCCAGTGTACCCAGTGTACCCGGTAAATCCAGTGAAACCAGTGTAACCTGTGACTCCAGTGTAGCCTGTGTAGCCAGTGTATCCTGTAAAACCAGTAAAACCGGTGTACCCTGTGTAGCCGGTAAAGCCAGTGTATCCAGTCACTCCAGTGTATCCGGTGTACCCTGTGTAGCCGGTAAAGCCAGTAAAACCGGTGTACCCTGTGTATCCAGTAAATCCCGTGTAGCCGGTAAAGCCAGTAAAACCGGTGTACCCTGTGTATCCAGTAAATCCCGTGTAGCCTGTGACTCCCGTGTAGCCAGTGTACCCTGTGTACCCTGTAAAGCCGGTGTAACCCGTGACTCCAGTGTAGCCTGTGTACCCTGTGTACCCTGTAAAGCCGGTGTAACCCGTGACTCCAGTGTATCCGGTGTAGCCTGTGTACCCTGTGTACCCTGTAAAGCCGGTGTAACCCGTGTATCCCGTGAATCCAGTGTATCCAGTCACTCCAGTGTACCCAGTGTACCCCGTGTACCCAGTAAAGCCAGTGTACCCAGTGTAGCCAGTCACTCCAGTGTACCCAGTGTACCCAGTGTATCCTGTGAAACCAGTGTAGCCCGTGTAACCTGTGACTCCAGTGTACCCTGTATATCCTGTGAAACCAGTGTACCCAGTGTACCCGGTAAATCCAGTGAAACCAGTGTACCCAGTCACTCCAGTGTACCCAGTGTAGCCAGTAAAGCCCGTGTATCCGGTAAATCCAGTGTACCCAGTAAAGCCCGTATATCCGGTAAATCCAGTGTACCCAGTAAAGCCCGTGTACCCGGTAAAGCCTGTGTATCCGGTAAATCCAGTGTACCCAGTAAAGCCCGTATATCCGGTAAATCCAGTGTATCCGGTAAAGCCCGTGTATCCAGTAAAGCCCGTGTATCCTGTGAAACCAGTATATCCGGTAAAGCCCGTGTACCCGGTCACTCCAGTGTAGCCTGTGTACCCTGTGTAGCCAGTAAAGCCAGTGTAACCTGTGACTCCAGTGTAACCCGTGTACCCTGTGTAGCCAGTAAAGCCCGTGTATCCAGTCACTCCAGTGTAACCCGTGTACCCTGTGTATCCGGTAAAGCCAGTGTAGCCAGTAAAGCCAGTGTAGCCCGTGTATCCGGTAAAGCCGGTGTATCCAGTCACTCCGGTGTAGCCAGTGTAGCCCGTGTATCCGGTAAAGCCAGTGTATCCAGTGACTCCGGTGTAGCCAGTGTACCCTGTGAAACCAGTGTAACCAGTATATCCCGTTCTACCGGTGTATCCAGTATAGCCTGTGACTCCGGTGTAGCCAGTGTACCCCGTGTATCCAGTAAAGCCAGTGTAACCCGTGTATCCGGTAGTTCCGGTAGTTCCGTTAAATCCCGTAGCTCCTGTGGGCCCTATCGTGTGATAGTAAGGCAACGAGTTCCATCCGGTAAGACCCGTTCCCAGTTTCAAGTATCCCGTTTCGAGCTCGTACCCGAACTCGCCTTGGGCGAGGATGGGGTTCACGCTCGTCCAGACTGCGGCGTAGTCTCGCCGCAATTCAAATTGAATGTAAGGCATCCCTTATTATAATTAGAGACTATTGGGCTCGACCACAATCGAACACAGGGCCCATAGAGTATACAGAACTCGCATTTCCGCCATCGAACACGATCGATTGCACAGGGCCGGTTGGGCCTACGGCACCTGTAGGACCCGTAGGACCGGTAGATCCGCCACCTGACCCACCCCCGCCCGCAGGTCCGGTTGGGCCTATAGCACCCCCAGGTCCCGTAGGACCAGTGGATCCACTGCCTCCCCCGCCGGTTCCGCCGACGTACGGCAACAGGTTCCAGGGAGTAGACCCGTTTCCCACTTTCATCTGACCAGTGTCGCTTTCTACACCGGGCTCGCCCGGCAGAAGCACCGGATTGTTTGCCGTCCACCAGCTCGCTGGCCGATTGCGCAACTCGAACCGCACCGACCGAGTGCATGAATTGCTCATTCTATTGTATTCACCGGTGGCTAGAATATATGAATGCTTAATTATAAATGGCCGGGTGTGGGATTATGGGGGGCGGTAAGCGAACGATAAGGCGCAAAGCCTACACCACCAAGCGCGGCGTGCACGTTCGTGCGTCCCGCGTTCGCGACATGGGTGCGAAAGGAAAGTGGGCGGCCAAGCACGGCCCCGGCATCGGGCCGCTCAAGGAAGGCGAGTTGGTGAACAAGGGCTACGCCGCCACGAAGACGAGCACGGCTCGCCACCGTGCGCTGAAGAAGGCCGTGCGGTCGTACGGCGCGCTGTCCACGTTTCGCAAGCTGAATGCGGCCGCCACCTACACGAAACGCACGTCAAAGGGGCGCTCTCGTACGTTTAAAGCCGACCGCAACTGGGTCCGGAAATCATTTATGTAGGAATTATAAATGGATCTCGTCAGCTCGATCCTGTCCGTTCTGCTCTTTGCCGCATTCGTCCCGGGCGTGCTGGTGACGCTGCCCTCGAAGTCCGCCTCCAAATGGACCGTGCTCGCGGTTCACGGAGTTCTGTTTGCCCTCGTCACGGGGTTTGTGATGCACTACTACTGGACCCGCATTAAGGAGCACATGGGCAACTATGGCGCTTCGTGCCCCCCAGGCTACCAGATGGTCGGTGCGAACGAAGATTGTGTGCCCGTCGGCGGGCATCGGTAGACCCTTGCGCCGTATGAATTGAATACTTGTTAAAGAATAATGGAGACGTTTCGCGGAAAACGTCTGATCATACCGAAATCACGAAACTGGGACGTCAATGACCTGACCGACAAGTATTCCTTGAAACAACGGTTGTCTTGTCGCTTTGGCGACAACCCTGTTCCGCTCGATATGTGGAAACAGCACCCAGAGTGGTCGCTGCGTCAACTCGAAAAGAATGTGAAGACGTGTACGCTCTACCCTTACGAAGTGGGAATGCGAGTTCTGAAGATGTTCAAGCCCGAGAAATGGCTGGATCCTACGGCTGGATGGGGCGACCGTTTGCGGTGTGCTATTTCCTACGGGTGCGAGTATCTGGGCGTCGATTCGAACTCCAGCATGCAGCCAGCATACGCGTCCATTATCGAAGATTTAGACGCCGATCCCAAAAAGTACCGGGTGAAAGACGGGAGGTTTCAAAGTGTGCGCATCGTCGGAAAGTACGATCTGGTGTTTACCAGTCCGCCGTTTTACACGGTCGAAAAGTATGATAAAATGGTGGGGTGGGCGTCGGTGGACGAGTTCATGGAGGAGTTCATGATTCCGCTGTTCAAGAAATCAGTTCGGCATCTCGAGAACGGGGGGCATATTGTGCTGTACATCGAAGACCGCCCGGAATCGCCGTTCATCCAAGAGATGAAGGATCACGTACTTCGGGCTCATCCTGAACTCAAGTACGAAGGCGCGTTTTATTACGAAGGCGCTAAGCTACGACCCTACTACGTGTGGAAATTAGTGTAGGTATATACAAATGTGGCTGGGCTTTGTCTTGAAACTCGCGCTGTTCGTTCTCCTAGTTCCGGGAGTGGTCGTATCGCTCCCCGCGGGATCGTCCTTACCAGTGAAAGCGCTCGTGCACGGCCTGGTGTTCGCGGTGCTCAACCACGTGCTCTACAAGCTCGTCCACCCGATGCTGCGCGAGCGCTTCGACAACCCCAGCACGAACGTCGCGGCACCGTGCCAGCCGGGATACAAGTCCTGCCCGTCCGGCGACTGCATCCCCGCGACCGATCCGCACGAAACGTGCCCGGGAAGCACGGACGCGTACTAAACACCCTGTTCTCAAAACACAAAAAACCCAAACTGCGAAGTTCGTCCGAACGCGCAGTCTGTGTTGTTGATGGTTGCTCTATAACGCGTATGTTCACCAGGACGGGCTGTCCTTGGTCTCGGCAAATCGCTCGAGGTAGGTGGTCTTCATGTTGTTGGGGGAGAAGTAGCTGTTCAGAATGGACTGCACGGTGTTAATATCAAACTTCTTGCACGAAAAAACGTCCAAGTAGAGGTCGTTGCTTTCTTCTACGAAATGGCCGGTGATGTTTGAGGTCTCGATGAGCTGTACCAGTGTGTATCCCTTCTTATTTCCTGATCCGAACATTACGATCTGGGGCTTCCCGTAGGGAACCATGTCGATTTTTTTTACGAGCGTGTTGGAGAACCGTTCAATATTCTTGGCGCATCGGATGGACGGAGCTGAGCAGGAAGCGGCATCTATAATAAGATGATACCCCCATCGACCAACACTCATTGATATGATATTCTGGAAGAAAATAATGTGAAAACGGATGTCGCACTCGCAATACCGTAAGTAGAAAAGCCAATGGTGTTCCCAACCGATGGTCGCAACCACCACTCGGGGATTAAGGCCGAGAAGGATACAGTGAAGCTGCTGAACGAGTCCGTTCCCGCGTACATTTCATCGATCTACGGTTCGGACATAAAGTTCGTTCATCACGGAGGCACAAGGACTGTGGCGGACATCGACATCGTGAAGGATGACGAGGTGGTGGACTCGATATCCGAGAAGAACCATCAGTCGGGCACGTTCGATTATATCAACTCGACGGCGGTCTCAGGGTACCTTGACGACGCGGACGTAAAAGCTGCGCTGAAGAGAATCAAGGACGAGGTGAAGACGGAGAGTGAAGCGAGGCCTCTTATAGCGCGCATATTCCAAGATAAACTGATGTCTATAAACTCCGACCAGATCAAGAAGATTCTGGAGACCTACAAGTCCCGGGCGCCCAGGTGGATGCTCGTTCGCGCTGGCGGGCAGATGCACTTCTTCCCGCACACAAACATCGACGCGTTCCTCATCCGGGACGGCGACCGCTTCGAGCTGAGGCAGACGCGAGCCAAGGGCTCGGCCAAGATTTGGCGGATTCGCGATGATCTGGAGACGGACACCACCCTGCGGCTGCGCTACGTTCTCAACAACGGCGTCAACGCCCTTCTGGGGCTGTCCAAGAAAAATAAGTGTTCGGTTCCCTCCATTAAAATCCAGCAGGACACAGTGAAGTCTCTTCTGTCGGCCGTGAAGGCGGTTATTCTGTAGCCGCAAATCGATCGCGAATAATCTTGATGGCGTCGGCATTCTTGTCGAACATAATGCAATTCCTATTTTTATTCTTGCATGCGAGCCCCGTCGTTCCCGACCCGGCCATCGGGTCAAGAACCGTGTCCCCTTCGTCCGTCGTCATGTCCACGATGCGTTCCAGAAGCTTCACGGGTTTGGCGGTCGGATACTTCCGCTCCTCCGCCCCCTGGGCGATGGAGAACACGTCGTCCCACAGATCCATGGCCGGCTTGCCGTGGCTCTCGTGGAGGTAGATTTTCTTGTAGAGGTTGGAGCCCGCCTTCTTGGGGACGTAGAGCCGGTCGTCGGTACGCAGCGCCTCCAGATCAGATTTCGGCATGCGCCAGCCCTTGGCGGGATTGAACGTCGTCCCGCCAATCTCGAACTCGTACGCGTGCCCCTTCATGGTTTTATCGCACACCAAGTGCCCCAGCGCAAAGTTCCCGCGCGCGTCCGCGTTCTTGAACGAGTTTTTCTCGTAGTACTCGTCTTTCGGCTGGTACACTAAATTGAATTTGCGCCTCGGAGACATTGAGCACCAGAAGATGACGTCCACGCTCGCGCCCAGACAGTGCTTGACGTTGTTCTTCGAGCGGCATCGCTTCCAGAATATGGGGACGACCTCCTTGAACGCCTCGCGCAGCACGCACTCGGGAATGAACATCTGGTCGGCGGAAATGTGGAAGAACAGAGATCCCGTGGGCTTGAGGAGCGGGACGCACAAATTCACAACTTGGGTTATAAACGCTTTATAGGTCTCGTCTGTCCATTTATCGTCAAAGCCCACGCCCCCGTGCGCGTCCATTTTATACGTTCGCCCGCTATTGAAGGGCGGGTCGAGATATATGGTCTGTACGCTCTTATCATCCAGGGTTCGCAGTAGCTCCAAACAGTCCCCTTGCCGTATATCGAGCATTGTTGGTTCTCTGTGTATCTCACGACCGACATTCGTTTTCTGCCTAAATGCTCTCAATGAACTGCCAGCGCAGGTACTCGCAGATCTTCTTCCAGATCTGGTCGTGCGAAATCAGGCGGTCGCGGCTTTTTAACAGAGGGAAGTACACCTTGTACTCGTCCAGCTCGAGCAGCTCGAAGAACTTGTAGAGAATGTAGGAATAGGACAGAAAGTTCGTGCGGTCGTCGGGACAATAGATCAAAAACGGCGCCTGGATTTCCTGGAACATGGCCCTTATTTTTTCTTCAATTTCAGGAGTAATTGTGGGGGGAGGATTACCGTTCAGTCTAGAAATAATATGAGTAGCGTGTTCATAGTACTTTGATCTGTTCAGCTTCTTTAAGATCTCGCGCATATCCTTTTCCGTCAGCTCGGCCACGTTCTGGATGCGGCGCTTACGGATCTCGCAGATCACCTCGTTCATCACCTCGTTGGGAATGATCGTGGACTCCTTGGCCTGGAACTGGTTCAGAATCTCGTTGAGGTGGTTGATCTTCTTGTACGCGTAATTGTTGCGCTCCTTGGGGGGATCACGGAAAGACGGAAGGTCGGATACGACTAACATGTACTCTTCCGATCCACATACTGGACACACAAGAATTCCTTCGTCGCACGACTCTTCGCGCGCAACGTTGCACTTCTCGCAGTGCTCGGTGATGGCCTTCTTGATCTCGGTCGATTCGCCAGTGTTGAGTTTCATCCGAGCCGTGAACTCGTCGAACAGCTTCTTCTTGGAGGGCGCGGACGTTTCCGACGTGGTCTGCGCGAGGTACTTCACAAACGTGTTCTGGTCGGCGGGAATCGATGTGGACGGCTGGATCTTTTCGCCGGAGCCGTAGTACCGCAGCATGATGTCGGCGTTCTTGAGGTAGTAGTCGGTCAGGGGATTCTCCAACTCCAACTTCTCCTTGAGACCCTTGATTTCTTCGCGCAGTTTCGACGCCTTGAGGATGTCTCCGAGATCCGAGGACAGCTCCAGCAGTTCAAGGTCGTGCTGGATCGACTCGAGGTGTTCGCGCATCGACGCGGAGTTCGTGCTCTCGTCGCGGATATTCGCAACAATATTTTGGTGGACGGAATCCAGCGTTCCGGACACGACATCGTTCTTCTTCGAGGTCGATGGTGTATCCCTCTGCCGCTTTATCCTGAAGATGTTGTCCATTATAACTTCAATTTTGTTCTCTTAAAATACTCATTTGCGGACAAGCAGGAGAAGGCACAGCGCGATTCCGGCAATGAGCGTCGGGGCAAAGGTGTCGTTCACGAACGCCTCCCTGTTCTCTGCCCTCGGGCACTTCGAGATGTCCACTTCTTTACAGAGGTCGGGATTGAAATCCGGAGACAGGCTGGAACTCAGGAACTGGGAGGATGCGCCGCTCGAGACGTCGCACGTATAGCACTTGCACGCCGGCGAGGAGGGCTCCATGATGGAATTAAACAGGTATTTGGGGTTCAGCCCTTCAATGTCTCCGACCACCCCGCCAATCAGACCCGAGCCCAGAGAACCTCCGCTCGGAATGTTGTTCACGTAATTGTACCTGGCCTGCGTCGATCCGTCGGGCGCCGTGCACGTGCTCCCCGTATTCACAAAGAACCGGTTCCCCAGTGGCGGATCGCCGGAGGTCAGTGTTTTCACGTACGTTCCAACCGCGTTCAAGTTCGTATACAGCTGGCTGAACGATCCGTCCGTCCCGACGCCCAGGGCATCGGTGGTGGGAACGTTGTCGGAATAACTGTAGGCCGGGCCCATCAGGCTGGTTTCGGCGCTCCCCGCCCCGTTTTGAATATCTTTCCAAATAGAGTTCTTGCTCAGGTCGGCCCCAGTATCATTCGCTGAGGCGCTCATTGTGTTCTAAATGGGATTTTACTTGGCGCTTATATTCGGGATTCGTCAGCGCGCACGGTCGCTGTTTCAGAATGGACGCCGAGGCAATGTCGAACGAGTAGCCGAACTTCTTGCATATGAACAGCAGCGCCAGGAACCCGGAGCGGTTGATTCCGCACTGACAGTGGATGTACACGGTCTTGCACGAGTCCGTGCGGATGAAGGCGTTCAGCACAGATTCGAAGTGGGGATACCATTTGGTGATATCCTCGTCCGTGCTGTCCAGTGCTTCGATGCACGCGTAGTTCTCGGGGTACTTCTCGCGAAACCACGCGGGGCTGTCCTTGTCGAAGGCGCAGTTGACGACGTGCGTTATAGCGTGCATGCGCACGAATCCGGGGGTCAGGTACATTCCGGGCCCAAACATGATGTTCGTGTGTATCTTTGCGGGCGGATCGTTTTGCCATCCTCGGGAACACCGTCGCCAGGTGAGCCAGTTCATTACTACTTGACGGCGCGAACTTTTAAACGAAAAATGAATGCAGAGTTTAAAGAGTGTGTGACTTCATTCAATCATAAACGATGTCCGTGTTCACGACCCTAGTGTACGGCGACGATTCCAGTAAGCCCATCGCCAACTTTACGACTACGTCTCTGAAGGATGCTGCCTATGTCGTCAACGCTTACCTAAACACGCTCGAGAACGTAGACGTGACGCAGAAGTTTGTGAAGAGGCAGTTTGATGCTCCATACTATATCAGCAACCAGCATCCTCCTCGTGCCGACGGCCGGCATTCTGTTCCTGATGTTAGTTTTACGTACAAGCAGCAGGAGGACTTTACGATGGAATACCGTGTCCATACCACAATCCATGATCACGTTTGCGAGTGCCCAATCCATACGAACCGCTCTTAATTGTTTGGAAAACGAATACAGTTCCATCAATTCGAATAAAGTACAAAGTAAGATGCAGAAGTACAGTCCGTACTTCAATTCCACGCACCTGCACTACGCGAGCATATCGCGGCGCGGGCAGGAGATCGCCAGTTCCCGGAATCGGGTGGGGTCTCGGTCGCGGGGGTGCGGGTGGAGCAATCAAACGATACACGCAGAACGCGCAGTTGTGAAAAGTCTTGGAGACGTGTCACAACTCCACGGTTGTATTCTGACGGTTGTTCGGGTCAACAAACAGGGGCAGATGATGAACTCAAAACCATGCGCGTCCTGCGTGAAGTTCCTGGAGAAGTGCATTAAGAAGTACGGACTGCTGAAGGTGCTGTACTCCGCCTCAAACGAGAGTAGTGCCGAGGGTGCCGACCACGTATGCGATGGCCACGGCCACGCCGGCTAGGATGCCGGCGCCCATATACGACGGAACGCCGCCGGACGTGTAGGTGTTGGGGATGTACTGGAGGATGAGCGACCGGGGCGTGGACAACGAAACGACGAACGCGCCGATAAAACAGCCGATGTACAGCATCAGGCTTTTTATCGCGTAGCGGATCATGTTGAACGAGTGCTGCGTGCTCTGAAGAGTCGCGGCCGGCTTGTCGGGGGAGGCGGCGGAGAACCCGTTGGTCAGGAACGGGTCAGTTCCACCGGTCACGATGGGCGCGAACGTCGTGCCCTGGTTCATGGACGGGTTCTGGACGGGCCCGGATCCGAGGAGCTCGCTCAAATCTGTCGCACCATCCGCCATTGTGTTTTACTTAAAGGTGGGTAATTCACATTCGGCATCTTCCGCGACGTACTTCACGCACTTGTCGCCGTGCCTCACGACCCGGCCCTCGATGTCCGAGGCGGGAACGGACAAGGCGGCGCGCACGGGGATGGGGCGGTGGAACAGCATGACGACTATTCCCAGCCCGATGAGGAACGAGAGGAACGGAACAGATTTCTGGCTGCGGAATATTCCGAGGATGCGGCTAATCATCGCTGCACTTTACTACTGAGGGGCGAGTAAATTGAGGGACGTCTGTTTCCCGTCGCACGGAACCTCGGTCGCCTTGAATTTCACGCAGCCGTTCTTGGTGTGGAAGACCTTCTTGGAGTCGGGGGTGGGCGTGCTGGTCTCGTCCCGAGGAGGAGGCGAAAACACGGCCACAATGAGCATTCCTACCAGCGCACCCGCAAATGCCCACAGAAGCGATATCATTGTTTTACATCACTATATAATTATACGTGGACGTATCGGCAACCGTGTTCGTGATTGTGAACCCCGTTCCTCCCTGAATAGAGCTCACAAACGCTGGACGAGCATTGACGGCCGTCGTGGAATTGCGACTTATGGACACGATGCTGTACGGCTTGATATCCGTATAGGTCGTGAGAACAGAGCCAGTGCCCCCAGCAGTGACTGTTCCGCGCACGTAGAGATCGGGGAACGTTGGAGCGCCAGTGTAGGGCAGGACGCGGCGGGACGCTATTTTTCGGGATCCGTTTACTCCTGCACTCACAGTGAATGGTGAAGAACGCCCAGTCCAAGTAATTCCATCAAGGCTAGTCGCAATCGCGTAACTACCACTTTGTCCAAAAGCTACCCATACAGACCCATTCCATGCAACTCCCCATCCATTCGCAGTAATAATTGAATTTCCGTTAGACGACGCATTCCAATTTATTCCGTCGTAGCTGTATCCTAACGTGTTTCCTCCATTACCACCCGCTACCCACAACGAACCGTTCCAGGCTACGGAGAATCCGTACGCGGTAAATAAAGAATTTCCGCTGGATGATACATACCAGTTGATTCCATCATAACTGTAAGCTAGCCTATTTACCGAATAACCACACGCCACCCACAATGAACCATTCCAGGCAGCTGAATATCCAGTTGAAAATATAGAACCTACAGTTACAGACCCGAACCACGTTTTTCCATCGTAACTATATGCCATCGAGTATGTTCCACTACCAGTCGCGACCCACAACGATCCATTCCATGCTAATGAAAAAACTGAACTGGTAAATGGTGAAGTTGCCAAAGTCCAGTTTGTACCATCGGAACTGTAGCCTATATAACCTCCACCAGCAGCCCCTGCTACCCATAACGACCCGTTCCAGGCAACACAATATACAGACGTACCAAGTGACGAACTTACTGCTGTCCAGTTGATTCCATCAGAACTTTTCGCTAAGCCACTTGTTCCAGCACCGGCTGCAATCCAAAACGAGCCGTTGAAAGCAACTCCATGCCCAGAAGTAGTAAATATTGAATTTCCAGATATTGACGGAATCCAATTTAACCCATCATAACTGTATGCTAATGAATATGTACCATTACTAGCCCCAACCCCAGCCGCCACCATAAAGTTCTCTGTGGGAACAGGTGGGGGCAAAACTTGAGTTATACCAACGTAGGGCAGGACGCGGCGGGACGCAACACCTACTACTGAACCACTAAATGTTGAATTTCCACTTTCGGATGTGGTCCATGTTTTACCGTCATAACTGTATACTAAAATAGTATTGTAACACCCACCGGCAATCCATAACGAACCGTTCCAGGCAACTGTATAACACTGACCAGAATTTTCACCTGCATTAGTGAAAAAAGAGTTCCCGTTGACCGATGCATACCAGGTAATTCCATCATAGCTGTACCCTAAATTAGTTGTTCCACTCCCACCAGCAACCCATAACGAACCGTTCCAGGCTACCGCACTTGCTGAACCAAAGAGTGAATTCCCGTTGGCCGATGCAGTCCAGGTAATTCCGTTAGAGCTGTACGCCAAGGGATTTGTTCCACCTCCGCCGGCAACCCATAACGAACCGTTCCAGGCAACTGTAGTTACGAATCCAGAAAATATTGAATTTGCACTAGCGGATGCAGTCCAGGTAATTCCGTCAGAACTGTACGCTAGAGTATTTGTTCCACTCCCACCAGCAACCCACAACGAACCGTTCCAGGCAATCACAGATACTCCATTACTAAATATTGAATCCGCGTTGGCCAATGCAGTCCATGTAATTCCGTCAGAGCTGTACCCTAATTTATTTGTTCCATAACCACCGGCAATCCACAACGAACCGTTCCAGGCAACCTTCGTTACTCCATTACCACCTATTGAATCCCCAGCCGATACAGTCCAGGTAATTCCGTCGTAGCTGTATCCTAACGTGTTTCCTCCATATCCACCGGCAACCCATAACGAACCGTTCCAAGCAACCGCTTGTACTTTATTACTAATTATTGAATTTCCGTTGGCCGATGCAGCCCAGTTAATTCCATCATAGCTGTACCCTAGGGTATTACTACCGGCGCCGCCCGCGACCATAAAGTTTTCTGTGATGCTCGTTATTCCACCCCCATCTCGGCCTGTCGCTCCAATAATTCCGCCAGTACCTCCAGTCGGGCCAGCCACTCCCAAGTATCCGGTAGGACCTTGTATTCCAGCGATCAGAGGTAGTTGAGACCACGGAGTGACGCCGTCCCCGATCTTTACGTATCTGTACGAAGACATATTACTGTTTACCTAGAAAAGAAGGATCTAAATGTGTACGATCACAAGATAGTGTACGTATACGTTCCGGTATCCGTAACTGTATTCACAATGGTGAAACCTGTTCCCGGAGTCATGGAGCTCACAAATGCCGGCAATGCAGCGATCGCTGCCCCCGTTCGGTTCAGAGTAATCACGCTATTTGATTTTACGTTCGTGTTGGATACAGTGACGGTGGTCGTGCCGTTCGCAGTCACTGTCCCGCGAGTCAAGGACGGAAACAGTTTCGTTCCAGTGTAGGGCAGGACGCGGCGGGAGGCGAGTCCGTTCACCCTAGAACCAAGAAGGTTACCGCTGGGCGATGGAGTCCATGTTTTACCGTCGGAGCTGTATGCTAATATAATCGTATTCCCAGTGTTGTATCCGCCGGCCACCCATATTGAACCGTTCCAGGCAACTGCATACACTATGCCCCCAGTGCTCAGTGGATTATTCGTAGCTGCCGCCCATGTAATTCCGTCGGAACTGTTCGCTAATGTAATCGTATTCCCAGTGTTGTACCCACCGGCAACCCATAACGAACCGTTCCAGGCAACATCGGTTGCTTCAGTAAAAATTGAAGTTCCGCTGGTCGATCCCGTCCAATTAATTCCGTCAGAGCTGTACGCTAAGGTATATGTTCCATATCCACCGGCAACCCATAACGAACCGTTCCAGGCAACTGTATCTACGAATGTAGAAAATATTGAGTTCCCACTGGTCGATCCTGTCCAATTAATTCCGTCAGAGCTGTACGCTAAGCTATATGTTCCCCTACCACCTGCGACCCACAGCAAACCATTCCAGGCAACTGTATGACAATAACCAGGGGTTTCCCCAGCAATATAAAAAACCGAAGTTCCGCTGGTCGATCCTGTCCAATTAATTCCGTCGTAGCTGTAAGCTAAGCTATATGTTCCTTGACCACCAGCGACCCACACCGAACCGTTCCAGGCAACCGCGTATACTCGAGTAGTAATAATCGAATTTCCGTTGGCCGATACACTCCAATTAATTCCGTCAGAGCTGTAGGCTAAGGTATATGTTCCATACCCGCCGGCGACCCACAGCAAACCATTCCAGGCAACCGAATATACTGAAGTTGTAAAAGGACTCTTTGTTATACTCCATTTTATACCATCGTAGCTATACCCTATTTTCCCGTTATTTGCACCCACTATAGTGAAATTTTCCGTGGGTATCCTTGGGCTGTTCACTATTGTCGTCCCGACGTACGGAAGTACTCTGCGAGACGCGCACCCAGATCCATAACTTCCGGTTGTTCCTCCAGTAAACGGATTATTCGCGGCCAAACTCCAGGTCTTTCCGTCCGCACTGTAGGTAAATCCAGTAGTTCCAGCATTATTTCCGCCGGTTGCGACCCATACCGACCCGTTCCAGGCAACGCCGTCAACATACCCACCCCCCGTCCCAAATAAATTATTGGTCGCCGCAGTCCACGTCTTTCCATCGCTACTGTACGCTGCTACAATAGAGGATGCTGTATTAAAACCTCCAGCGACCCATAATGACCCGTTCCAGCCAACTGCATATACTTGGCCTCCAGTGCTCAGTGGATTATTCGTAGCTGCCGCCCATGTAATTCCGTCGGAACTGTTCGCTAATGTAATCGTATTCCCAGTGTTGTAGCCGCCGGCCACCCATATTGAACCGTTCCACGCAACCGCATCAGCGTACCCCCCGGAAAAGATATTGTTTGACGCTGCGTTCCAATTAATACCGTCGGAACTGTAAACCAAGGAAACCGTATTTCCGGTATTGTACCCGCTAGCCACCCATAACGACCCATTCCACGCAACCGCGTATCCCTCACCCCCGGAAAAGGGGTTATTGTTAGCTGCCGTCCATGTAATTCCATCAGAGCTGTAAGCCAAGGAAACCGTATTTCCGGTATTGTATCCGGCAGCCACCCACAACGAACCATTCCATCCCAGTGCGTAACACACGCCTCCTGAAAAGATGTTGTTTGAGGCCGCGGTCCAAGTAATTCCGTCGGAGCTGTATGCGAGCGAAATACTAGACGTTCCCGCCGTGTTTCCGCCCCCGACCACCCACAAGGAACCGTTCCAGGCAGAGGTATACGCAAAACTTCCGGATCCGGAAAATAAATTATTCGCAGCCGCGTTCCACGTTTTTCCGTCGTACGTATAGGCCAGTGCAACCGTAGTCGAAGTGTTAGAATTTTGACCAGTTGCAACCATGAAATTATCCGTGGGTTTTAAAGAGCCATTTAAACCAGTAGGACCAGTCGCACCAGTAGCGCCCACTCCAACAGCTCCGTTTGGACCGGTTGGCCCCGTAGGACCGGTAACTCCAGGAATGCCAGCAATATAGGGGAGAGATGACCATGGAGTCACTCCGTCTCCGATTTTTATATAAGGGTAATTTGTGGCCATATTACTGTTTTAATTAGAAAAGAAGGCGTGAGCGTTTACATAATCATATAGTTGTACGTGCTCGTATCGGGCACCGTGTTCACAATCGTGAACCCCGTTCCTCCGAGCACAGAACTCACAAACGCCGGAGCGCCCGTTACACTTGTAGAATTGCGGTTCAGAATGATGTTGCTGTAAGATTTTACATTCGGATTTAATCCGGTCACTCCAGTCGTACCGTTTGCCGTGATGGTTCCGCGAAATGTTGGAGGGAACAAGGTTGATCCGTCGTACGGAAGTACTGTGCGCGAAGCAACTGCGTAGCCAATACTGCTGAACGGCGATGGTGTAACGGCAGTCCATCCAGTTTGGCCGCTGAAACTGTACGCCATAGTATTCGTTCCATTTCCGGCGGCTATCCATCGCGTTCCAGTCCAAGCGAGCGAACGTCCGGCGGTACTGAACGTCGAGGTTCCCAGCCCCGTCCACGTGGATCCGTCGGCACTGTATGCTAACGTATTCGTTCCTTCACCGCAAGCGACCCATACCGTTCCATTCCATCCAAGGGCTCGCCCAATCCCAGTCGTTCCGAATGGGGAGCCCGACACGGCTGCCCACGTAATTCCGTCCGAGCTTGTTGCTAACGTATACGTTCCCTGGCCGCCAGCTAACCATTTTACACCGTTCCACGCAAGACCGGCTCCCAACGTAGTGAACGGCTGGGATATACCTGCATTCCACGTTTTTCCGTTGTAGCTGTACGCCAACGTATTTCCGCCTTGGCCGGTCGCTACCCACAAAACACCGTTCCACGCGACCGAATACCCGAACGCACTAAATGTCGACGTTCCAAGTCCCGTCCAGTTAATTCCGTCATAACTCCAGGCGATGGTATTTGTTCCCTGCCCAACTGCGACCCACATCATTCCGTTCCACGCGATTCCTCGTACCAATGAGAAGTACGAGTTCCCATTGCTCTTCCAATTGATTCCGTTGGAACTGTACGCCAGCGTATTTGTCGGATCTTCGCCACCAGCCACCCATAAAGTTCCATTCCACGCGATGGCTCGACCACTACCCGTCGTGAATGGCGTATTTGAGACCGGAGTCCACGCGCTTCCGTCATAACTGTACGCGAGAGCATTCGCTCCAGTCCCACCCGCTACCGTGAACGCATCGCTCAGAATTGTTGAATTCTTCACGGTGGTTGTCCCAACATACGGCAACACTCGGCGAGACGCCGCGGCATATACTTGAGTAGTAATAATCGAATTTCCATTGGTCGATGAAGTCCAGGTACTCCCATCATAGCTGTAGGCTAACCTATACGTTCCCGAGCCGCCAGCGACCCATAACGAACCGTTCCAGGCAACTCCACGTACATTGGTTGTGATGATTGAAGTTCCGCTCGTAGATCCATTCCAGGTGATTCCGTCAGAGCTGTACGCTAACGTGTTCGTTCCTTGACCACCAGCGACCCACAACGAACCATTCCAGGCAACCGTATATACTTGAGTAGTAATAATCGAAGTTCCGCTGGATGATTGATTCCAATAAATTCCGTCGTAGCTGTATGCTACCGTGTTTGTTCCTCCGCCTCCAGCGACCCACATCGAACCATCCCAGGCAACCGAATATACTTGAGTACTAATAATCGAATTCCCGTTGACCGATGAATACCAGGTAATCCCATCGTAGCTGTACGCTAGAGTATTTGTTCCGCTCCCACCGGCAACCCACAACAAACCATTCCAGGAAACTGTATATGCAGCGGTTGTGAACATCGAATTTCCATTTGTAGACGCAGTCCAGGTAATTCCATCATAGCTGTACGCTAGAGTATTTGTTCCGCTCCCACCGGCGACCCACATCGAACCGTTCCAAGAAACTGCGTATACAGCACTTGTGAAGATTAAAGTTCCATTCGTAGACGCAGTCCAGGTGATTCCGTCAGGGCTGTAGCCTATAGTATTCGTTCCAGTCGCACCGGCAACCCATAACGACCCGTTCCAGGCAACCGCATTTGCATAGGTTGCGAAGATTGAAGTTCCGTTCGTAGATCCAGTCCAGGTAATTCCATTGTAGCTGTACGCGATCGTATTTGTTCCTTGACCAGCCATCACCATAAAGTTCTCAGACTGAACGTCATATCCTGATCCAGTCGGTCCTACAGGCCCGGTAATTCCGCCGATCGATCCAGTTGGTCCAGTCGGTCCCGTGACGCCCGTAACACCTTGAAACCCACCGACGTACGGAAGAAGCGAAGACGAGTACTGCGATGAGGCGTCCCCGATTTTCACGTAATTATACGTCGCAGACATCTTACTGTTCTAGGTAGAAAAGAACGTACTTAATACTACGAATTAGATAATCACGTAATTGTAAGGTCCAGTATCTCCCGTAGATGTCCCAACGACCGTGAATGACGTGTTTGGGATTATAGAAGTAACGTATGCCGGAGTCATTGCTGGGGTCATAACTTGTTTTCGCGTCAATAGAATTGTGCTTGTAGCTTGAACAGCTGTGTTCTGAATAACGATTACATTCGTTCCGGTCGCTCCGAATGTTCCGCGCGTCAAGTTGGTAATAACAGGCAAAGTCCCAGTCGTAGAGTACCCTATCTGACCGGCGTACAGAACAGTCGCCGGGTTCGTTACGAGCGTCGCTATACCTGTAGACCCAGGTGCTCCAGTGTAGCCAGTGTAGCCAGTGTAGCCAGTGACTCCAGTGTATCCGGTGTACCCGGTAAAGCCTGTGTACCCGGTAAAGCCCGTGTATCCTGTGACTCCAGTGTATCCGGTGTACCCCGTGTACCCGGTAAAGCCGGTGTAGCCCGTGTACCCAGTGACTCCGGTGTAGCCAGTGTACCCGGTGTATCCGGTGTATCCAGTCACTCCAGTGTATCCGGTGTATCCCGTGACTCCGGTGGGACCGATAGGTCCTCCGTATACGACGGAGCCAGTGGGTCCAATCGGACCAGTGTAGCCAGTGGATCCATTTGATCCATTTGATCCTGCCGATCCAACTGTTCCAATCGGTCCAAACACTAGATTATCAATTGTCGGAATGCCGGGGGTATATCCAAAAAATGAAGAACCAAGGTACAGCCGCTGGCCTCCGGCAAATCCAGAATACGAGTAGACCAACGTGTTGTCCTGGTAAAATTTGACTAAAAGTCCGTCGTACACCACAAGGAACGAAGTAGTTGTCGTGTACGGGTTCGGAGATGTGAATGTAGAGGTTCCGTTAATGTAGATTTGCGGGTTTCCGAAAGCGGGCATGTACCATGCATACCCCACATTCGCTTGACTGATCCCCGATCCCGGAGTCACAGTTGTTAATCCAAACATCTGGTCAGTCAACGTTATAATCGAGGTTGCGCTCGCATACGCGTAAAAGAACCCCTGCTGAGACCATACGCCGGCATTCGACCATGAGTTTGTGGTCGTTGTATTGTAGAACGACCCGACGTGATCTCCTTGCGCCATGTTCGTTAACAGTGAAGTCCAGGTGCTTTGTCCCGCCGGCCCAATCGGTCCAATCGGTCCAGTATATCCCGTGTACCCCGTGTACCCAGTGAAACCAGTCGGGCCCGCTGGTCCAGCAACTCCGGTGGGACCGATAGGTCCCCCGTATACGACGGAGCCAGTGGGTCCAAGTGGACCAGTGTACCCCGTCGGCCCGCGATTGCCGTTGTCGAGCAAGATTCCGGGTAAATTCGGCCATCTAGTCGCGCCATCGCCTACTTTAATCATGCGCGGAAAGTCGGTCTGGTATCCGACTTCACCGTTCGCAAGAGTGACGGCGTAATCAGAATTCCACTCCGCATACGTTCCCCTGCGGAACTGAATGATGTCGGGCATCGTATCTTGTACTATTCTCCAGAAACAAGAATGTATCCTGTACCGTCGTCTCCGAGCACGCAGTTCGCGTCGTCCGTGCCCTGGTAAATGATCTCGTCGTACACCACGCCAGGCAGGCGTCCAAATCCAGATAACATATACGCTTCCACCACTCCGCTCGTCGACCCCTTCGTGTACACTGTGTCCGTAATCTTCTTGGGCACCGAACAGCACCAATCGGGCTGGTAGGCTAGTGCGATGGCCTTTCTGCGAACCCGTTCCGTCCACAGCGATGTGTCGGACGTCTTGTTCACGAAGCTCCGTTCCTTCCCCGTTGCCCGGTTGAAGGGAAACCGGGAGATGTCGGGTATATCTATTTTCGGCTCAGCTTTGTACGAGTACCATCCAAAGATGAGAATGAGTGTTATGGAAAGGGTCGCTGCTATAAATGAGATGTCGATCTCCATTAGTTTATTATCAAATAATTGTATGTGCTCGTATCGCCCGCCTGGCTCTTGATTGAGAATGATGTGCCCGGAATGGTTGACGACACGTATGCCGGCCCAACCGTTCCTCCCACGGTCTTCACGGTGAGCACAATAACCGAGTTCGCAGTGACTGCAGTGTTCGATACAGTCGCACCAGTTGCTCCAGTCGCAGTAACAATACCGGATGAACCACTCGCAGTCCCAATAAAATCTACGCTGGAACTGTAGATGTAACCTCCGCCAACAACTGCGGTTTGGTACTGTCCAGTGGACGATACAGATACTCCGACCCAAACTTGTGAGCTGGCTTTTTGTACCCAGGTATTACCGTAATCGGAGGAAAAGTACATGTAACCTGGTGATAAAGCATAGCCAACAACTGCGACTTGGTACTGCCCCGTTGAAGATACAGATACTCCGTTCCAAACTTGTGAGCTGGCTTTTTGTGCCCAGGTATTACCGTAATCTGACGAAATATAGATGTAACCTCCGTAAGCAACTGCGGTTTGGTACTGTCCCGTGGACGATACAGAGACTGCGTTCCAATTTTGCGAGCTATTTTTTGCTGTCCAGGTATTACCGTAATCTGACGAAACGTAGATGTAATCTCCGTAAACAACTGCGGTTTGGTACTGTCCCGTGGACGATACAGATACTGCGTACCAATTTCGCGTTGCATCTGAAGTTTTTTGTGCCCAGGTATTACCGTAATCTGATGAACAGTAGATATAACCTGGTGATGAAATAGAGCCAACAACTGCGGTTTGGTACTGTCCCGTTGACGATACAGATACTCCGCTCCAATATCGCGAGCTATCCTTTGGTGTCCAGGTATTACCGTAATCTGATGAACAGTAGATATAACCTGGTGATGAAATAGAGCCAACAACTGCGGTTTGGTACTGTCCCGTGGACGATACAGATACATCGCTCCAATATCGCTTTGCATCTGAAGTTTTTTGTGCCCAGGTATTCCCGTAATCGGATGAACCGTAGATGTAACCTCCGTAAACAACTGCGGTTTGGTACTGTCCTGTGGACGATACAGATACTGCGTACCAATTTCGCGTTGCATCTGAAGTTTTTTGTGCCCAGGTATTACCGATGGACGACGATGTTGCTGACGCAGGCATTATAGCAACTCCTACCGCCCCGGGTGCCCCGGGTTCCCCTGTTGCCCCTGTTGCCCCTGTTGCCCCTGTTGCCCCGATGACTCCGCTGGTCGTATAAATGTTGCCGGTCGCATAGATATTGTCTACGTTAATTAGGTCTACCTTCACAGCGTAGCCGTTCGCGCCGTCGCCGACGATTTTCGGAGAGAGCGTGTGCTGAAGGAGGTTGCGGGTATTCGATCCAGAAAACGGATCACTTCCGTTGCTGGACATTTGTTTATACAGATGGACAAACAGTTTAACTACTTTCCGACCCCTATAAACATGGAGCCCCTATTCACCCCCTCCTCCCAGACTCTTTCGGAGCGCTACACTTTGTTCCCTATTTCCCCCCAAGAGGAAGACTTGTACAAATTGTACAAGAAGGCCGTCGCGTCGTTCTGGGCGGCCGAGGAGATTGATTTCAGCAAGGATAAGGAGGACTGGGAGAAGCTCGCGGAGCCCGAGCAGTTCTTTATTAAGCAGGTGCTCGCGTTCTTCGCGGGCTCGGACGGGATCGTCCAGGAGAACTTGGCTACGAGGTTTCAGCGCGATATCCAGTCCCCGGTCGCGCGCCTGTTCTACGCGTTCCAGAATGCGATGGAGGGCGTGCATTCGGAGACCTATTCGCTTCTCATCGACCAGTACGTGAAAGACAAACAGGAACAGAACCAGTACTTCCGCGCGATAGACAAGATCCCGTGTATCGCCAAGAAGGCCGAGTGGGCGCGCAAATGGATCGAGTCCACGGAGTCGTATGCGACCCGCCTCGTGGCCTTCGCGTGCGTGGAGGGAATCTTCTTCAGCGGCTCGTTCTGCGCGATCTACTGGGTCAAGAAGCGCGGCCTGCTGCCCGGCCTCACGTTCTCGAACGAGCTCATTTCGCGCGACGAGGGGCTGCACACGGAGTTCGCGGTGACGCTGTTCCACAAACTCCAAAACAAGATCGACGCGAGCCAGATTACGAGTATCATTCGGGAGGCCGTGGAGATCGAGACGAATTTCATCTGCGAAGCCCTACCGTGCTCCCTGCTGGGAATGAATGCGCGGGACATGAAGCAGTACATCGAGTTCGTGGCCGACCGGCTGGCCGTGCAGTTTGGGATCCCCAAGATTTTCAAGTCCACGAATCCGTTCGATTTCATGGAGCTGATTTCGCTGGAGGGCAAGACCAACTTCTTCGAGAAGAAGGTCTCGGAATACTCCAAGCCCGGCGTGGGAATGCGCGCCGAGGACATGGTCTTCAGAGTGGACGAGGACTTCTAATTAGGCGATGTACTTATACTTCGCAGATACAGAACTCCCTAATGGAGAATAGAATTTTGTGTAGTTTGAGCCGTGCCCTGCCGCATAATTGCGCCCTAGGAACGTGAAAGGAGCGGACGTTGTATTCACACCTGTTAAAGAAGGTAGGAAATCGATTGGCTGGCGGACGGATGGGAGGGGCTGGTACAGGTGCGTAAACACCTTCACCCCGTTCACAGCTTGTTCTCGGGAATCTACCGCTGCGTACTTTTTGAAGCGGGTGAAGGTCGACGCGTCGGGGGTCGGCATATTTACGTTTAAAGAAAGAAGCTTTATTCGTCATAAAAGGAAAATGCATCTCACCTACGTCGCCGTAGTCGTTCTCGCGTCCATGATTTTTGTTCTGTCCGGCATGGTGGGGTACGTCTACTGGCAGCAGACGCGCATGCTGCAGCACATCCAGTCGCTTGCCGTCGTGGTCTCGACGCAGTTCGTTCGTCCGCCAGAGCACCCGCAGGAGCCCCCGCAGGAGCTGCAGCCCCAGTCCGATGTTGACTCCGATCTACCCGCCCTAGTGCCCGACAACGGTGTTAGCGCTCTGAAGGAGGAGGAGGATGACCGGGTGAGCGTGGACGAGAAGGCCGATATTGTAGAGGGCCCTCCTCCTTCGTCCGCCACCAAGGACGCGGAGCCTGCTGAGAATAAGACCGCGGCTCAGATCCGCGATCTGCTCACCGCCAAGGGCATTCCGTTCGGCAAGCGCGACTCCAAGACGGTTCTCCTCACTCTACTGAAGGCGAGCGCATAAGATATTCCAGTAATACAATGAAGCTGTATAATCAGCACTTAGACACGTTGGCTCAAGGCCAATCAAAACTCCTAGTCTTCGACTGCGAGTTTTGGCGAGTGTACGGCTCGGCCGGATTCCACGGGATCCCCGAGACCGACGAATTTTTTATTCCCCGCGAGCTGGGCGGATTCACGCTCTCGAAAAACGCGGACGGGACGTGGGAGTACAAAGGTTTCTTCTTCATTACGTTCACGAACCCCAAGGGGTACGACGTGTCCTTCGTATCCTCCGAGTTCGCGAGTGTGAGCGACAAGACTGCGGCGACGCTGGACAAGTACCAGTCCGTACTTCAGCTCGACTGGTCGAAATCGTTCCTGCACACCCTGCCGCAAGGCGAGCAGCAGAGCGTGCTCCTGGACAGTCTCAAGGTGTACAATGGCGACAAACACATTTCCGACCACCACAGGCCTCCATCGTGGATCAAGCGGTTCATGAAAACTTATTCTGAGTCCACGATTGTGGTGAAGGGAACGTCGGATATCGAGGCTCTGCAGAACATGTGCACGATGCACGGGTACAGCTACCTCCCTCCAAAAGCCGTGGTGGACATCGCTCGATGGAACCGCAAAAGCCGAGCAGTGTGCGGCACGGCGAAGCTTCAGGGAACGTACGACTGCATTCTTCGCGACATTGATGATACGGGCAGCAAACGCCGGCGCCTGCGCGACATCCTACCCCTGCAGCGGGCGCACGAGCCCACGACCGACGCGTCAATGACGCTGCTCGTAGCAATATACATTGTAGCCTCCCAAAAGATATAATATTTAAATGATGTCGGCATAGAAATCTAAATGGAAGAAGAATGGAGACCGCTCCCTTGGGCACCTAAATATTTGGTATCAAACATGGGTAGAGTTAAAGGAGTGCGTGGTCAGATTATGGTGGGCGGGCTTGATACAGATGGATATCATCAAGTATTAATTTATCCTTCAAATGGAACAGGTGGAAAGCATAACCGTTTGACGCGGAAAGTATACCGCCTTGTAATGCAAACATTCAACCCAGATAACAATGGAAAAAATCAAATTGATCACATCAATAGAAACCGAAGAGATGACCGTCTTGAAAATTTACGTTGGGCTACATCTCAAGAAAATAGCTCAAATCGCGGACGTCCTTTTGATATGATAGGAATTAATTGGAACAAAAAGAACCAGACATATATGGTTAGAGCTTACAATGGAGTAGGGCAAGGACAAGTATATTTGGGTTGTCGTAAAACGATAGAAGAAGCAAAAGCATTAAGAGATGAACATTTAAGTACACGAACTACTGTATAGATAATGAGGTTAATATCAATAGATCCAGGACTTCGACACTTGGCGTTCTGTGTGATGGAGGGAACGAGCCGATCCGATGTGCGAATCGTGCACTGGGATCTGATTGATGTGATGGCCGAGGGCGCGGGGCACGACGCGCCCAAATGTTTCAAGTGCAAAAAGCCGGCAAACTGGATGAACGGTAAAAAGGCCTATGCGTGCACGTTACACAAAACAAAGTCGGCCAAGCCCCCGACCAAGGTGTCTTTGAGCAGGAAAACCATCGACGAACTGAGAAAGGAGGGCGAGCCGTTCGGAATCGTGTCCACGACCAAAAAGGGGTACGTGGATATTCTGTACGCGCACTACCACTTGAATATTTGGAAGCGGTGTATCAAATCGAGCAAGCAGTGCTCGGTCGTGGATTTGAGCGTGCCGATCGCCGCGTCGCTGGAGTCCAGAAAGGCGCTGTGGGAGGGCGCTGACCTGATCGCGTGCGAGCAGCAGCCGGACAAGCGCATGCTGTGCGTCCAGGCCATGATCCACATGTGGTTCGTGTGCCGGGGGTTCAAGTGCACGGGCGTGTCGGCGACTCATAAATTGACGAACATTCTCACGATAGATCCGACGAAAACGTACAAGGACAGAAAGAAGACGGGGATCATTCATGCAATGCAGCTGGTGCCGCCGACATGGTTGTCGCACATGCTCAAACACCCCAAGAAGGACGACTTGGCGGACACGTTTTTGCAGGGGCTGTGGACGATGGAGCACACGAAAACTCATGCGTTGTAGTTTTCATAACTGTATCGTAAGTTCACACAAATGGGCGACGTCTTCGGAGCAGATTTCCTAACGAATCCAAAGATGTCGGAGTCTATGGATTTGCCGGAGATGGCCACGATCGATCTCCCCGCGTTCGGCGAGTCGTCCGCGCCTCCGCCTCGGCTCGTTCCCTCGCTGGACGAGGCGGGCCCTATCCGCACCTCGGACGGGCTTGAGAACTTGAACGCCGACCACTTTTTCGGGGCAGCTCCGTCGTCGCGCAAGATGAACGAGGAGTTTGTGATGAAGGAGAAGTACGAGATCCTGCGCAAGTTCGAGCGCCTCGCCAAGCTGGGAGTCCCGATGCGCAAGCGGTTCACGCTGGACTCGCCGCTGGAGGAGATGAAGATGGAGCTGGAGTTCATCAAGCGCGAAAAGGCGATGGATCAGACCATCAAGCAGTTCTGCGAGTGGTACATTACCGGAATGTCTGCGCTGGAGTGGAGCTCGAAGAACGTGGCCATCATGAAGGCGTTCGGGCTGCAGCTGGACGGGCTCTCGGAGTCCGCGCAGATGAACGTGGCGGACATGGAGGAGGATTTCGAGGAGCTCTACGACCTGTACGGCGACAAGCTCAAGATGCACCCGCTCGTCCGCATCCCCATTCGCACGTGCATGATGGTGTACATGGTTCACCTCACGAACCAGATGGCGGCCAAGGCGCCGATCCCGAACATCCAGGAGATTCTGAAGACGAACCCGGACATCGCGCGCCAGCTGGCCACGGCCGCCATGCAGCAGCAGTCGCAGGGAATGCGCCAGGCCGCCCCGCCCCAGGCCGCCCCGCCGTCCGCGCCGGGCAACCCGCTGGCCGGGCTCTCGAGCTTCATGTCTTCGATGATGCCCCCGCCGCCGCCCGAGCAGACCAACGCCCGGCCTCCGATGTCCGTGAAGCCGGCAATCAAGTACCCCAAGCCTCCCGCCCAACCTCCAATCCAGCGCGCCCAAGCCCCGGCGCCCGCGCCCGCGCCCGCGCCCGCTCCTGCGCGGGAAATGAAGGCACCGCAGGTCAATATTGACGACTTGCTCAAGTCCGTCAATGCTGGCGTGGAGACCAAGCGCGTATCGACAACGCCGAACACGCGCAAGGGCGGATCGACGGGCAAAAATTCCGTCAGCATCAAACTCTAAATCCCAAAAAATAATTTCTGCGTTTAAATCATAAAAGTAATTTAAAGGAATGTTTAAATGGCTCCGTAATTTTAAACGTTATTTCTGTAATTTCTTCTGCACTGCCGAAATCGACCACTCCGCATACATCCCCCTCATTCACGTCGACTACGAATACGAATACATCCCGATCCCAACGTCCCCGCTCTCGCTAGAAGGCGGCTCGGACGATAATTTAGCGTGCTACGATTAAGACGAACCCTCTCCAAACTGTTCTTTCTACGAGAATGAATAGTTTAAATAGTGTGGTTTGATAGGTATAGAGTTTTAGAACATGGGGCTTTCCTTCGTGTCGTAGGCCGGCTGATCGCATCCCTTTAGCCCGGCCTTTGAGCGCAGTTCGTCGTCGGGTTTTCCGACCATGCCCTCGCGCGCAAAGTCCGACTTTCCGCGGAACAGGCCGCCGGCCAAGACCACGAACCCGGCCGTCAGTATAATTGACGCAATCAGATCGCGGGTTCCCACAAAACATACCGCGAATACCGCTATACGCCGAAGAAGTATGTTCTGCCCGTACTCTTCATCGTCTGCGCTGAATTCGTGGACGATGTAGCGGCTCGCCACATTCGTGAGCAGAATCATCACGCCAATCGCAAAGGGCGACGACGCAACCGAATTGATGTGCGCGAGCATCTCTTGTGTATGTGCTTGATTTTATACGGACGTTCCCTTCACACTTCCCGAGGACGGTGCGCCCGTAGGAACGCTGGTCTGGGGAGGAGGCGCGGTCTTGCTCTTGCCCGCAACCGCGGTGTGTGCGACCGTGTCTCCCTTCTCCAGCTTCTTCTTCGGCTCACCCTCCTTGCTCAGCGACTTGAGCACCTCGCCGATATTCAACGCCTTCTTTGGCGACTGCTCTTTCGCGTCAAGGTACTCGGTCACGCCCGAGCTGGTTACGAGGTAGGCGATGCCTAGAAACACTCCTACAACCAGGCTCTGACGTACAGTCACGTACACGATTCCAAGAAGGAAGACGGCGTGGCCTACAGGCGAGGACAGGAAATCCTTGATGTGGGACGGAGGCGGGTGGGTGAAGAACGCGATGTAAGCAATCAGAAGACCAACGAGAACAAGTTCGGTGCGCGAGATCTTCATTTGTTTCAACGTGATATTTTTCTGTCGTGTTTTGAATAACTGAGACGATGGCGTCAATTGAAGAAGTATGGGGGAGCTCGTTTCCAAAAAAGGGGTATACGATGGCTGCGCGCGGCGCTCCCAAAGAGGATGCGCGAGATGCGGAGCGGGAAGGACGTGTGGCGCCCACTCCCATCCACCGATCCAACGCCGCCATTCAGCGCAATCGCAAGACGATCGACGACCTCACGAAAAGCCTGCCTATCGTCCAGAACGATGACGAAGGCGACTCAAATTACGCGCCCGCCCGCGTTCCTCAGCGTGAAGGGTTCACGGCCACCAAGACCGAGTACTCCAAACCCTTCTTCCCTTCGGATACCGGCACAAGTTTCGCATACGCTCCACCCTCGTACCAGGACGCAGCGCATGAGATTAAACTTGATCGTATTATGCGCATGATCGAGCAGAACCGAACCGGATACGAGACCCCGTCGTCTCACGATATGGCTCTGTACGTATTCACGGGAGTTATGGCGCTGTTTGTTCTGGACACGTTCGTGAACTTAGGCCGTCGTATGGGTTAACTAGTTGTGGATACGAGTCTCAAATGACGAAAAGTCGTCGAACCCATTTTCGAGCATCTCAATCTCTAGACAAATCGTGAAGTCGACCGTACGATTTCCGGCGGCAGCATACGCTCCGTCCGACGTCCAGTACATGAACCCGCTGTTTCCCTGCTGGGCGTGGGTGCGTACACGAATATGCAGGCGATCCAGAGTTCCAAGCGCGGGCGAGAACCGCGTAATGTTCTCCTGTCCCGAATGATCGTTGTACTCGATGAACGAAGTGTACACCACAGCCGGAATTTTCGCCAGGAAACCGTCGCGGTACGTTGACCTGCTCGCTCCAACCACGGTCTCGTCGGAGTAATTGAGACCCTCGACATCGAGAAGGAAGTAGTACTGCGAGTTCGTTGTCGTGTTCACCGGCGTATCGGAGGAGAAATTGGAGGCGGATGTGTTGGGCCCAGCCGAGATAGCGTGAGTGACTGCGCCACCGTTGATGTTCGTAGTCTTCACGGTCAGAGGAAACTCGCCGCTCACCACGCGAATGCTCACGACATTCTGGTACTGCCGAGGCAAGTACACGACGAAATCGCCGTTCGTGTAATACTTCGAGGTATCGCGATCGGCCGAGTCGATGGACAAGATCTTTTTCACTGTGCGAAGGGCCTTGACGGGCTGAGACGGCGCGACGACAACGCCATTGTAATCGAAAGCCCGGTGGTTCATTTGTTATATTTCACGCGGGAAGTTTTACACGTCTTATTGAACCAACGTTTACCCTTTGCGGTTTTCTTGGCTTTCCTGGCTAAGTCGGCATCTGCCGTATAGTGCGTCTTCCCGCACGTCAAAAAGCTGGCGGCGCGAGCGTACCCCCACTGCTGCTGAGATGCGCCCGGACGATGGCCGGTTCGCCACGCCGCCATTCCGCGGTTATACGACTGCTTCACTAACGACAAGGGAACTCCGGTCGATTGGGAATAGGCGTTCAGCGAATGCGCCTTGGGGAACTTTCGTTTCCATTCCGAGACGTACTTTGATCTGCGAGTCTTTGCGCCCCTATCAGTTAAAAATGGCTTATAGGCCTTAGGATTTTTCCACGACATAGACCGTCGCCGCGTGGCTGTCGATCTGCGTTGTTTGTTTTGTTTGGCGGTTAAGCCGGTATGGTACCTCTTGGGCCAATACATTACTTTATAACGTGGGAATTGTTAGTTGGTTGAATGTGTCCACGAACTCCATGTCACTGTCGTGCTCATCGAGTTTCAGAAGAGACTGTACCATATTTTCCACGGCAATGCAGAATCGCCAGAATGCCGGGATATCGAATGATCCCCCGGTGTCCATCTCGTACTCCAAATGCGAGGCGTTCTCCTCGGCCGTAATCTTGGCCTCTTCGACGTTCTTCAGGTTCTCGGGGTTCTTGACGAGCAGAAAGTCCGGAAATTTTGACCGAATATCGCGGAAGAACTCCACGCCGTCGGCAAACCACTGGTCAGTGAACTCTTCCGTCTCCTCGTCTAACCCCTCCATATCTTCAATCAGTTTGCGCAGCGTCTTCAGGTTTTTTGCCTTTTGCTCGGGGCTCAAGCTGACTTCATCGTCGTCGACGTCCATTGTGTTGCTCTCTTTGAATATGAGAAAAACGTTTCCGTTTTTACATTAAGCGACCGCAGGGTACTTTGTTAGAGTGCGGTGTTCGCCTCGAGCCAGTCTACAATGTACTTGATTTGTGAGTTCACGAGATCGATCTCGTCCTGAACCTCGCGTTTCTCGTCATTCAAATGACTACGCACATCGTTCTCACTGGCGGGATCCATAGGGTCTCCGTTTGGCGATACAATGTCGTTGTCGAGTACGTATTGGATCTCGTCCATCTCCGTACAGAGTCTCGACAGAACGCGTTCGAGGTTCTCCTTGGTCTTGTTATAGATCTCGCGAATGTCCTGCATCTTCAATGAAAAACATTCACATTCAGTGTTTGCTTTCCGTTTTCTAGACCTTTATCATGGAATGGACGACCCACACGGTCGCGGCGGCAGCTGCCTGCGCCCCGGTATGCATCAGCGCGCGGTTCAGCCCAACTTTTCCGGAGAGGTAGCACCACAGAGTCACCGCGGGATTGAAATGCGCGCCCGAAACAGGTTGGGATAGGGCAATCGCCACTGCGAATGCGGCAACTACGAATAACGGAGACGTGGTGAACGCGATCGCCCCGATGATAAGGCATGTGCCGAGGTACTCGCTCATTGCGTGAACATACATTGTTCTTGTTGTATAAGGAGGATGAAATAAAAAAAGAGCTTACATAATAATAACTTTATAAAAATAGATGGTATATGGTATAATATACAAAATTACCAACAAAGTTAATGGTAAAGAATATTACGGACAAACAAAACAACATATAAAAAGATGGTCTCGTCATAGGGCGAATGCTAGGGATGGTGTTGATGGACCATTATACAACGCTATAAGACTTTACGGAATAGATAACTTTAATTTTGAAATTTTGTGTTCATGTGACACATTGGCCGAATTAAATTCAAAAGAACAAGAGTTAATTCGTATCAATAACTCTTGCTGTCCAAATGGATATAATATCAAAAAAGGTGGAGATAACCATGAACACTCGGATGATACACGTGAAAAAATTCGTAAATCACTTACAGGCAGAAAATTAGCTTCTCTATCAGAAGAACGCAAAGAGAAGATTAGTTTAGCTTTAGTTGGCCATGCTGTTTCGGAAGAAACTAAGAATAAATTAAGAGTGGCTAGCTTAAATATGTCCGATGAAACTAAACATAAAATGAGACTAGCTAAACTTGGTAAAAAACAATCAGAACAGCAAGTAGAAAACACTCGAAGGAGAATGTTGGAATATTGGGCGTTAAAAAAATCTGAAAAAAATCCAGCAAATAATAAAAATGAAATATCTCGTCGTGAAGGGATGGCTTAGGCTTCGGTGATAGGCTAGAGTCTTTGAAGATGTGTGTTCACTACGCCATCGAGCACAAGCTTCAAATATATGTGGACTGGAGGGATTCCATATGGTCGCACGGCAACGAGTCGTTTTACACATACTTCAAGCTCGTGAACATGCCTATCCTGAACTCTCTGGACGATATACCCGAGGACGCAACCTATTTCCCGAGCTACTGGAAGGGGAACATCAAGACCCCCTTCTCCCAAGAACTGTTTCTAAAACAGGCGGAGCTTGGGCTCAATGTCGGGATCCTCGGCTCAAGCACGCCTACGCACGCCGATGTTCTCGTCCACTCCTCGTTTTCCAACCGTTCGCTGTACAATGACTCCTCGTTCTTCGCAAACGTGTTCCGAGTCATCGATCCGCGCATAACTGTTCCGGTGTTTCAGCGTCAAGCCGAACATAAACTATCGTCGTCCATAGGATTCCATATCCGGGGAACAGACCGTACTCGGAATCGTACACGCCTAGAATTGAGCGTCCAATTTATGGCGGTCAATGCGGTCTCCAATGGAGCGTTTTCGGGTCGGAGTATGGTCGCGGTGGGCGATGACGCGTACAGTATTGAGATTTGGAAGCGGTACTTCCCCCACACGGTGGTCTTCAGTGAGCTGGTGCTCAAAAACACGTCTGCAGGTGGAAACCATAATGCGTCAAAAGAGCAGCTGGTGTCCAGCAAAGACAGCATGAATGTGGAAATGCTCGTGGACTTTTTCACGCTGGCGTCCTGCGAGCGGATTATAAGCACGTTCAAGGACAGCCGCTTCGCACATGAGGCCAGGCGGCTCTCACCGTTTGTAGCAACAATCCTGCGAAACGAATAGTTTCAAGGTCATACAATAGGGATTAACAAAGATGTTGACGACACAGGGATATCGACTAGACAAGAAGACCATCTCGAATCTGAACCACGTAAAGGGCGTCCTGAATGTGAAACCATACATTCCGTCGGTGTTCGTCAAGCCCCAGTTCGTGACACGGTATCCGGTCTTCACGGAAACGAAAGACTACCTCTACGTGCCCAAACACTACGGACTCGCCGAGTTTGGGCCCATAACCGAGTCGCAGCGGGACGTCCCGAAGACCGACGCGGCCTTCTGGGAGTTTGCGGGCGCGATTCGCGAAGGACAGAAAGACGTCGTGAACGCCTACCTTTGCCCCGAACCCAGGGACGGGATTCTCTCTCTTCAAACGGGCGGCGGCAAAACCGTGTGCGCGCTCTACATCGCCTCGAAGATTCAGATGCCCACCATCGTCTTGGTCCACAACACCTTCCTTCGCGACCAGTGGGTGGACCGCATCAAATCGTTCCTGCCGAAAGCCCGCATCGGCTCGATCCAGGGCGACACTGCCGACGTCCTGGACAAAGACATCGTGGTCGCCATGCTCCAGAGCGTCTCGATGAAAGACTACGAGCCACACGTCTTCCAAGGATTCGGACTTGTGATCGTCGACGAATGCCACCACATCGCGTCGGAGGCGTTCTCGCGCTCCATCTCCAAGCTCACCTCGAAGTACATGCTGGGTCTGTCCGCTACGCCCGAGCGGAAAGATAAGCTGATGTACGTGATCAACTGGTTTCTCGGGCCGATGCTCTACCGCTCGAACACGGCCGACAAGGTGGACGAGAACGTGCGGGTGGAAGTCTACGATTTCGACCCCAAGGACGAAGAGTACAACACCATCATCTACAACAACCAGGGCGTCATGTTCACTACGCTCATGGTCAATAAGGTCGTGGAGTTCAAGCCCCGGAACGACCTTATCGTGGGTATATTGAGCGACCTCTTTGAAGAGGAGGGGCGGCAGATACTTGTCCTGACGGATCGAGTGGATCACACGGCGACCTTGTTCGAGTCTCTCCCTCCTGAAATCAGGGAGCACGCGTGTATCCTGGGCCGCAAAGTCAAGGCGACCGAGCGCGCCGCGTTCTGTGCGTCCAAGCGCATCCTCATTGCGACCTACGCAATGTGCAAGGAGGGGTTTGATGTGGCCACGCTGAACACTCTTATCATCGCCACGCCGCGTCCGGATGTGGACCAGATTGTTGGCCGCATCATGCGCACCGAAAAAACGGGGAGGTCTGTAGACCCGCTTATCGTGGACATCGTGGATCCGGCGTTCCGACGGCAGTTCCAGGAGCGGCTGCGACTGTACAAGGAACGAAACTACCAAGTAGAAAAAATGCGGCTGGAATAATAATGAAGACCCGCCGCGTAAAACCCCGAAAAGGGACTCGCCGCGCGAAGCGGGGAGGAAAGGTGATTGGGCAGGGAGCTTATGCGATCGTCATTGATCCTCCGATCGCTTGCGCCGATAAGCGCGATATGTCGAAGTACGTGTCTCGCATGTCCAAGCGCGAGAGCAAGGAAGATCTTGTCTCAAAGGATCACCCTCGGCTTATCCGGAAACTGAAAGAGATCGATCCGGAGCAGAAGTACTTTTTCTATCCGGAATACTGCCAGCCCGGAGCTCTGTCCGAGCAGAACAAGCTGGATGGAGTTACGTACAAGAACAAAATGTACTCGGAAATCGTTCTGAAAGGGTCGGACGTATGGAATCCCATAATCAGTAAGAAACGGTCGTGGGCAGCGTTCCTCAAGGGTAAGAAACTGGGTAAGAAACTCCCGATGCCCAAAAAGAGTATTGCCCAGATTGATTATCTGAAGACAGCGATCGACCTCCTTCACGACAACCATATTGTCCACGGCGACCTCCACGGCAAGAACGTGATCATGGCCGACGACGGCATGCCGCGCATCATCGACTTCGGGAAGAGCTTACTGGATGCCCCCGCGCGCATCCTCGAATGGGAGAAAAATAAGGTCGAAGATACGATGCCGTCGTTAGATGAGAACTGGCGCATGAGTCGGTAGTTATACGTCGCCGGTATTATCGTAGTTATAGATCATCGAATAGTCGTCGTGCGGTCGGTCGTGAACATCGCCGTAGTCTCCGCGGTCGGCTTCTAATAGTCCACCCCGTTCATTCCTCTGTTCTTCGCTCTCAATGTAATCTCTGGTCGTGTGCCCGCCTTCGGGAACGTCCAGAGGGTTCACGTCTTCGTCCTTATCCCGCTCCTCCGTGGTTCGGACGTTGAGTTCTTCTACGAACCGCCGACGATCACTCACCGAAATGAGGTGCTGAGCGATTCCAATATCAAGCATCTGCTTCATGGTTTCGCGGTCGCGATCCGACATCGATTTCAGGACTTTTGTGAACATATCGCGCTCCATCGTCCGCAGCTGCTTGACTTCGCGTTCCGAGTTCTCTTTCGTGAGAAGAATCATGTTCATCGTCAGATCACGAGCCACCGCGACCTTTATTGTTTCGACCGCCCCGGCATCTGTCTTGATGAAATCAAAAAGCTCGAAGAGCTTGCCCTTCGCTGCGTCGCGGAACAAAGACGCGTTCTCGAACGAGTTCGCATTCTCGGCAAAGTCGCGCATTTCGCGAATGACCTTCTTTGAGATGCTCAGCGGAGCAAGTAGATCCAGGATTCGGGTCAGAAGAGATAGGAGGGATACGCCATCTGTGGCATTGTCCACGAACTTACGAATCGCGTCCAGTTTCAAGGCCTTGGGGAATCCAAGAGACACTCCTTTCTGAATCTCTTTCGATGACGGGAACGAGTATTTCACGGTCGGGCTGTCCAGCGGGATGAAGACCGCACTCGAAGACGGTTTTGTCTTTCCTATCTCCGGGTGGCGTTGAGGTAGTAAAGGTCTCATCTTCCCCACAATTGTCGTGCGGGGCTTGGATGTCGTGCACTCCCCAGTCTTCTCCGAACCCTGCGTGTCCCCGATACGGAAATCGGTCTTCTTGGGAACGATCGCGGGCAGCATGATATTTTCGTCGAGCGTCGTTTCCTCGACCACGGTTTCAGAGCGCACTTTCGCCGACTCGAACTGGAGCTTGAACTCCGTGTACGCCTGCTTGATGAACTTGACGGACTCTTCGCGCACCTTCTTGCGGTTGTTCACGACTTCGCGCAGAATCGTGGACAAGGGTTCGGCAAACGAGGTAGGGAACGATTCTACGGCTTCCTTGATCACGCTCAGAATCATTCCTAGAACGGGCGCTTGGTTCGAGTCATCCGTATCCCGAGGAAACCCCGATAGTTTCATTGTGCGTGATCCGAACGATCGACGAGGAACAAGGAAAGGGTTGTGTGTCTGCAGGAGAACGACCATTCCCGCGATTCCCAGCATTCCCTCGACTTTGTTGCGCGCGGCGGGTTGAAGTTTGGACGCGGACACGGATACTTTGCGGATATTGCCCAGAACCGGGGTGAGCTGGTTTTCGCTGGGGAGCACTTGGAGTTGGTTGAGCATGAATATAATAAGCGCTTCGCCGGCGTTCATCATATTAAACGCGTTTCGAAGTTCGCTGAGCGATGTCGCGAACGACGTAGGGTGCGTTTCTCGCTTGAACGACTTTTCGTCCAGAACGTCGTGGCTCACAATAAGACGGCCATTATCATCGAAATCGTCTTGGGCGACATACGTATCACTGTTCACCTGAACTCCGCAGAATTTACACACTCGGAACCCGTCTTCCGTGGACGTCCACTTCGTGTAATAATCAAACCTGTTCGCATCAAGATCTCCGTCAAGAAGAGCAAGAGTGTGGCCACACACGATTTCGACATTGTTCACGTCGAGAAACCGGTTCTTCATAGGAGTGATTTCTTTGAGAAGGATGCGGATATTGTACGCTTTGTCGGGCGGAAGCAGCGTATCGTCTTTCAGGATCGTGAGAACGTTCTCTGCTAATTCCGAGGCGTCGGCAGGCCGGTACTTCTCGTACTCCTTCTCTCCGATCTGAGCTTTCACTGGCTGGTAAAACTTGAAGAGAGCCACGTAATCGCGCTGGATGTTCGCCTGGGTCGTTTCCGTCCATGCCTTCTTGCCAGCATTCAGCACCTCACGCCGTTCCTGGGTTATGAATGTCGTGGGAGCGCACACTCCAGACGTGACCTGAACCCAATCATCCTTCTCTTTCTTGTACGTCGGCGCACGAAACACCCCGGACGACAAGAACTCCTCGAAGTTGGATACGTTCAAACACTCGTCGGCCGTCGATTCGGGAAGGTGGATTTTGGGACGTTCGTTGATCACGTCCGGCGCAATCAGCCCAAACTCCCCGGCCTCCGATAAAAGCATCTTGGCCACGAGGAGGCCGGCATCTTCCTGCTTCATGAGCCACAGGCGGGGATACACCGCTTTCTCCCATTTGGAATTGTACACCTTCTGCAATCGGTCTGAAGGAGCAACTATGTCGTCCGCCGCGGGAAACGACACGGATAGAACCGGAGGAGGGCTGTTCACGGTTCCGGCGGGAGGAAACCGTTCCTTCCACGAAGCCCAGGGAACTTTCGATAGGGACACATCGTACAGCTTTAGGTACTTCCGACCTTCGACGTATGGGTCGGTCGTAGTGGGAACCGCGTGCGAAAGAATCGCTTCGATCGTTGGGAACACGTCCAATAGAGGTTCGGCCGTCAGAATCTTGGATGCCGCGCTTGAACCGAGAAAGGGGTGGTCTGCTAACGGTCGTGGCATATCGAGGCCGCGTTCCTCGATAAAGAAGCCGATGCGTCGAACATCGTCGCCGGTGCTCTCCATCTCGACGCTCGTCATCTCAATAGTCCCGTCGTCGCGCATAATGAGCTTCGGACGAACGAACGACCCAAGAGCCCCAATATCGCCCCGCCCGTCTTCGTTCACGAGAACGGTTCGTTCGGTCACCGGAACGCCCATCGCGCCCTCTGAACGGTACGGGCGCGGAAGGGCTTTGATGAGGGTGGGGTAAAAATTCGGAGTGCGCCGAACTCCTTCCTCAAATAAAGGCAGGAACTTCTCGGCATACGAGTACTTCTCGTACTGAAACGATCCGTAAATAGGTTTGAGCCAGGGAACGTTAATGCGTTTGCGGGCGGTGTCTATACGGTAGTCGGTACGTGTGAACGAAATGATGTCCGTGTATATTTTTCGAATACGCTCAACTTCACTCTCGATTTTCGCATACTCGGCTCGAGACACGTGCTTCTTTTTCGGAACGACCTTCTGGAAGTAGTCGATAAGCTGCTCGTCCAGCGTGAAAAACCTCAGCTCTTCCGGCCGCTGCATTTGTTCATCGAAGTCTACGGTTTCTATAATTTCAAGATCAGCTGCTTCAAACTGAAGACTTATCTCCATCGTTATTCTCTATCACGGAACAATATTCCTCGATAGTTTTCCTCGCGTTGTCGAGAATCTTTTCGGGCGCGTTCTTTGTGTTGAAGCGCAGCACCATCTCGGGTCTGAGAGGGTGGGGAATATCGTAGGACACGAACTCAACGTCGTCCTTGTAGATAACTTCCTGGAACAGAGCTCCTAGCGTGTGGCCACCCAGAGGCAGAGTGATGCTATACGTACCCTCATCCTTCTCCCGCATGATGTTCTTGAGCGCCTCGGTCATATATACATCCACGCGCTTGCGCAGAATCTGGACGGCCATCTTCACCAGATCGTGGGCTTTGATTACTCCGATACTCTCAACCTTCAAGTCGAACCAGTTCGGGCGGTTCTTCTCGTCGCGGGAATAGCATTTCTGGACAAGGAAGTTGTCGAAGTAGCGCCCTGCGTCCTTGTCGTCCTCGTGAGCCTTGACGTACTCCTCGCGCTCCTTCTTTGCTAGATTCGGGTCGACGTGCCACAGAGTTGTGGCGGTATGTACCTGACTCACGCCCTCGCTCTCGACGGCCAGGCTTGCGGTGATATGGATAGACTCGCCCGCACGAACCTTGAGGAACATACACGGAGTCCCGAAATCGGGGTCTTTCATCAGAATGCCTTCGCGGCCAGACTCGACCGTGAAATCGTCGGTCGTAATGACGTCGTCCTTCTTGATTTCGGGCATGCGAAGCTCGATCTTTGCGTCCTTGATGATGCCGGACTCGTCCGGGGTGACGTTGACTGGGAGCATTTCCATTCGGTGCCGAAGCATTTCGTGGGGCATCTGGGTCGTGTTCTTGAGGATCTGGACGTCGCGGATCACAACGGTGGGGATTCCCGAGAGCAGGATGCGCCGAATCGAATTAATCATACTGACCGGAAAGTACACAAGCTCAAGAACTAGAGACCTGCCCTCATTGGAGGTGCGCAGGCTCTTGATGGCCGGCATAGTTTGTTCCTCCATCTTGTCTCGTTATTGTTCCATCCGTTTTTTTCCTGAAAACCCATAATGTCGCAGCCCTACCTGTTTTACAGCGACCGGTGCCCGAACTCAAAGCAGATTATAGAGACGCTGAAGGCGCTCAACAAGGCTGGTCTTTACAAGTTCGTTGACGCGTTATCTCTCCAGCCCGCCCAGCGCCCAGCCTGGCTGAAGAGTGTGCCGACCCTCTACGTCCCCGACACCAAGGAGGTCATTGTGGGCAAGGACATTTACGGCTACATCGCGAAGCCCACCAATTCTCGCAAGGAACACCCCACGAAGCCGGAGGCGGGAACTGCCGCTCCTCAGAACCAGATTGGGGAGCTCTCGGCTTGGGGGTTTGAGGGTATGGGGCGCCTCAGCGAGTCCTATTCTCTCTGGGATACGCCGTCTCAGTTCGCATCGGGAGGCGGTAGTATGTACACGTTCTTAGACGGGGCTCCGGCGGCTGCGATGTCGCAGGGCGACATGCCCTCGTCCGGCGGCCCATCGTCAAAGAATACGCTGGACGACAAGACGAAGTCCGCAACGAATGCCGACGTTATGAAGCGGATGGAACAGATGGCGAATCAGCGCAAGAGCGAGTTCGGAAGCGTCGAACGTAAATAATCATTTTCATATATTCGTGCTGAATACTACAATATGGCATCCAAACGCACCCTCATGGCAGCCTTCTTCGACCAGTTCGGGGCATTTGCTTCGGAACTGTGCGAGATGTACCCCAATGACGCCGACTTCTCCCTGTTTTTAAACACGCTGTCGCTCATCAAGATGACGAACCCGGCTATGGTGGTGAGTTATGTCACCGACAACGTCGTCCAGTTCGAAGAGAAGATTATGAACAGCGACGAGACGTTCTTCATGGACTACGATTTTCGGGAGTACACGAGCCACGTCGATATGAACATCTTTCAGAAGCTCAAGCAGTACATTGAGAACATGAGCCCTTCGTCCAAGCAGAATGTGTGGAAATATATTCAGAACATCGTCCGGCTCGCCAAGGCTATCCAGTCGACGGGAAATTAGACCGAGTTATATCCAGCGAAGTCGCCGCAGACTCTTTGTACGACACAGGCGCCGGCACTGTATCAAACCCATAAAGATCACGAGGAGACAGCGTTCGCAGCTCCGTGATCGCATCGTCTGGCCTATCGAAATTCCGGAACAAAATTTGATTCACCTCCGCTGGCGTCCAACGGTACTCCAACTCGGGCGAAGTCCAATCGTCGAACTCGCGATCGTAAAAACTGCGAACCATCTCCTGAAGAATTGCGCGATTGCACTTGCGGAACTGGACGATCATATCGATGCGCCCCGGCCTGATCAGCGCCTTGTCTATCCGCTCGGGGTAATTCGAAGAGATCGCAATAATGCGTCCAGAACTTTCCAGCGTTCCGTCGAGAATGTTGAGCAGGAATGAGAGGTCGATCTGTTCCGGCTCGTCCTCGTCTTTGTGTGCGGCCTGCCACGCATCTTCGGGACTCAGTTCTTTCTTTACGACCGGCTTCTTGAAGTCTCGGCTCAGAACGGTGTCCCCCATCGCGTCAATGTCTTCAATCACGTAGAGCCGCTCGTGAATCGGAATCGTATACTTCTCGCTCTTTGAGCCGTCGTAGACATATATGTCGTCGTTGTAAAAAAGATGATTGAGCTGAGCCTTGGTTTTGATTTGGGATAGGTGGATGTTAATGATGTGCCGGCGCGCAGTGTTCGCGATCGCCTTGACGGACGACGTCTTGCCGCACCCCGGGTCGCCGTGAAACATGAATCCCAGAGTGTACGGAATCCCCTTCTTCTCATACCAATCCTTTCGAGTCAGGAAAAACTCGACGTGCTTACACACCTTGTCGCGCTGTTCAAAAAACACGTTCTCAAACGTCCGCGTCGTATGGAACTTGTGCTTCGTATAAATGAGATGCGTTGTGGGCAACGAATTCTGGGTCGTTTTCTTGGATTTGGTGTTGGTCATCATATCGAAATAAAACAGGGACGTTCCGAGTTTATTGGCCATCCGCCGTTCGTAGTCTGCGTTGCACCGCTCCACGAAATCGCGGAGAAACTGGGACTCGTGGTCATAACAGAAAATTCGGAACTTGATGGATTCAAGTTCTCCCTCCGTGTGTTTCAGAGACGTGAGCTGGAAATAAATATCGTTCTCGACCATGATCGGCTCAAACTCGTTGGGCAGGTATTCGTGGTGGCTCACGCACAAAAGGTTGCGGATGGCGGGAATCGTGCTCACGTAGTGAACGACCGAGTCCATTCGGCTCTGGCTAGACGAAATCGGCTGGGACTGATTCGTTTGTTTACCAGACCCTTTCACGGTACGCTCACACTCGATGGTCGCTCGAACGGGCTTGTTCGAGGGGGGAGGGGGGGTCGACGGTTCGAGCCGTTTGCGGCGGCAACAGACGTCCTGAATGTGCGGCCACCATTTGGGATACGACGACACCAACTTGTCGTACAGGCTGAGACCGATGAAACTGTAGAGTGGATTTCGCCCCATGCCCATCGACATCCCCATCGCCATCATCATCTGATTCCGCATCAGATCGGCCATATTTTGCTGCGGCTGCATTTACGTTTTCAACGCTAGAACTCTGAAAACGGAAATAGTCTAAAGAATAAAACTAGACAGCATAGAATGGGTAATACCATCCAAGTTTCCGGGCAAATCCACGAGATAATGCTGAAACTCAAGAGGGCTCGTCCCTCAGAATGGATCGTGCGATATCCTCCTACCAAACGGCTGCGAGTGTCGTCGTTCGAAGAGAACGGCGCGAAAGCGGTCAATCTCCCCTATAAAGGAGTTATCATTCATGTGAGGGACGGTTGAATTCAATTAACTTCGTTTCATGCACATATCGAGAGTCGGGACATTCACATTCATGGGTTTAGAGCGCTTTAGTCTTAGTTGCTCAGACGCTTTTTCCACGACGTCGTTCGAAAGGCTCACGTACTTCTTGATATCCCGCAACGGGCCCTGGACGTTCATGGACGGGAACAGAAGCCGGATGGGGTGGATTTCCGATAACACAATATAGTTCTCGCCCGACACATAGTCCCGGAACTGCTCGATATCCAGGGGGCCTCCAAACATCCGTAAAATAGAGCGGGGAGGAGCGGGCGAGAGTGTTCGGGACTTGTACATGTCCCCGTACAAATGCGTAAGAAGAGCATGTCGGTTCCACTTCGAAGAGTCCGGGGTCTTATTGTCCGAATACAGGTGCGCTAGTGCGCATTCGGGGGAACAGAAGTTGCCTTCGCAGTTGTAGATGTTGTTGTACACGTCGTACGATATTGGAAGGACGCACGGAACCCAGTTAAACGTATGCACGCACCAGAAACACGCGGTCTGGGGCGAATACCGTTCCGTCGAGACCTTCGACAGAATCGCCTTCAAAAGCTCGGTATCGAACCTCTCAATATTCTTCTCGACGGAGTTGAGGATGTCTGAGTACGAGGTGACATCTCCCGCCGGAATAATGTCGTCGCCGGGCGACTCAGAGACCTTCAGGAAGAAAACGACGGGGGTCTCATCAATGGACTGGGTCTTCACAACCGCCTTGGCTTTGCGTGGAGGCATTTAAACTTCTAAAGCGCAAAACGTCAAAACCGAAAGTGTTTTTAGAATTTAAAGGATGCGCATCGTCTGCATGACGAACGATGCCCAGCTCCCAATGATGAAGAACATGCTCAACTCGGCACTGAAGGCTGGGTTTCCCATGGAGCTTTTTCACTGCTACCTCCTGTCTTCGAACACCGAGCAGGCTGTGTACAATACCCCCGAGTTCAAGAGCATAACGACCCGCAAGCTCGAAGTTATTCTGGACAACATGCGATACGACCCCCTCGTGCTGTGGATCGACAACGATATTGTGCTCTTCGAGAACTGTTTGGAGGATATTCTACGACGCCCGGGATCGTTTGTTATGCAGGACGATCTGTGGGGAGCGTGCACTGGCTTCTTTTTGGCGCGCAGGTCGCGCACGAGCCTCACAACGATTCAGAACTCGATCGAGTACCTCAAGCTTCGGCCGAATGGTACTGAGAACGACCAGCACGCGTTCAACGCCGTGAGACGCGGAGTTTGGGGAATGACGGTGTCTCTTTTGCCCCAAGACGAGTACCCAAACGGGAAAGTGTACTTCGAGGATGGCCGTAGGGCGCACGCGAAAATGGTGCATTGTAATTTTTTAACGTCCACGTCCGAAAAGGTGCAGCGCCTGAAATCGAGCGGCTTCTGGGACGAGGCGGACGCGGCGTTCAGCATGGTTCGAACATACTCCATCTAAAACGAATTTAAAGATAGCGTGGCCCAAAGATGAACACACAATGGACCTATCAAAGCAGTACCGCAAACACACGCACCGCGAACATATTCTCTCGCTGCCCGACACCTATGTCGGCAGCATTGAGAATGCGGATGAAGAGATGTACGTCGTCGACGAAGAGAGCTTCAAGCTACAAACGATTTCCCCATTCAATCCCGGGTTCTATAAGCTGTTCGACGAACTTCTCGTGAACGCTCACGATCACGCAGTCCGACTGAAGCAGAAGAATTCGGAGAACCCGGTCAAGACCATTTCCATCGACGCGACCGAAACGACCATCACAATCCGGAACGACGGGGAGTCGATCGACGTCGAAAAGCACCCAGAGTACGGATGCTACATTCCCCAGATGATCTTTGGCGAGCTGCTGACGTCCACGAACTACGACAAGACCGAAAAGAAGCTGGTGGGCGGGAAGAACGGCTACGGCGTCAAGCTGGTGAACATCTTCTCCAAGAAGCTCGTGCTCACGGTGGTGGACGGCGTTCGTGGCCTGAAGTATGTTCAGACATTCGAAAACAACATGTCCACGGTCGGTGTTCCGTCCGTCAAGGCCTGCAAGACCAAGCCGTACGTGGAGATTGAGTGGACGCCGGACTTCGGGCGCTTCGGGTGGTCAACTCCGGCAATTCCGGCAGGCATTCTCCAGGTGATCCAGCGACGCGTGTTTGACCTCGCAATGACGGTTGGGAAGGAAGTGAAAGTCACATGGTGCGGCGCACATATTAGGTTCCGCGATCTCGCAACCTACGCGTCCTGGTATCTTCCGAAAGATGCACCCGTCGTGACAGACGTGCCGCATCTCGGGTGGCAGGTTGCAGCTGCTGATTCCCCCACGGACAAGTTCTTCAGCGTGAGCTTTGTGAACGGCATATGGACTCGTTCGGGCAAGCATGTAGATGAGATTACTAATCAGATTGTTTCGTACTTTGTGAACCATTTGGAGACTAAAAAGAAAATAAAGGTGCGCCCCGGACTCGTGCGCGACTCGCTGGCCGTGTTCGTGAACTGCTCCATCGAGAACCCGAACTTCAGTTCGCAGACCAAGGAAGTGATGACCTCGAAGGTCTCGCATAAACTGTCCGAGGACTACCTCAAGAAGCTCGTGACAAAGCTGAACATCGTGGACACCGTTATGGCCCAGCAGGCTGTGAAGGACACCAAGGAGGCATCGAAGACGGACGGCAAGAAGCTCTCCAAGATCACGGGTATTCCCAAGCTGGACGATGCCGTCTTCGCGGGGACGGCGAAGAGCCAAGAGTGTACCCTGATTCTCACGGAGGGCGATTCGGCCAAGGCCATGGCTTTGTCCGGTCTGTCGCAGGATCAGCGCAGGTTCTTCGGCGTGTTTCCGCTGAAGGGCAAGCTACTCAACGTCAAGGACACGTCGGCAAAGAAGGTGGAGATGACGGAGGAAATCGCGAACTTGAAGAAGATCGTGGGGCTGGAGTCGGGCAAGAAGTATGCCGACATTCGCAGCTTGCGGTACGGCAAGATCATGATCATGACCGACCAGGATTACGACGGCTCGCACATCCGCGGCCTGCTCATCAATATGTTCCACGAGCTGTGGCACGAACTCATCAAGATCCCCGGCTTCATTACGTACATGGCCACCCCGATCGTAAAGGCGAATAAGGGCACGCAGACCAAGACCTTCTACACGCAGTACGCGTACGAGGAGTGGCGCAAGACGGACGCGGCGCGGGGGTGGAAGGTGAAGTACTACAAGGGATTGGGCACGTCGACGCGCGACGAGGCCAAGGAGTACTTCAAGATTCCCAACATCATTCCGTACGAGTATGCCGCGAACAGCGACAAGCGGATCGATTTGGCGTTCAATAAAGCGAAGGCCGACGACCGCAAGGATTGGCTGAAGACCTACGATCGCGCCGACATCATTCCAAACACCAAGACGCTGAAGTACGAGGATTTCGTGGACAAGGATCTCATCCACTTCTCGAACTACAACCTTGAGCGCTCGATCCCGAACGTGATGGACGGGCTCAAGACGTCGCAACGCAAGATTCTGTACTCTGCCCTCAAGCGCAACTTGAAGCAGGAGATCCGGGTCGCGCAGTTCGCGGGATACGTGTCCGAACATTCGGGATACCACCACGGCGAGCAGTCGCTGAACGACGCGATCGTGGGCATGGCGCAGGACTTCGTGGGCTCCAACAACGTCCCGTGGTTCGTTCCGCAAGGCCAGTTCGGGACGCGGCTGCAGGGCGGCAAGGATTCCGCGTCGCCCCGTTATATCCACACCTACCTCCAGCCGTACATTCAGAACCTCGTGCCACAAGACGACTTTCCGTGCCTGACCTTCCGTGACGACGACGGACTCCCCGTCGAGCCGGAATGGTACGCTCCAGTTCTTCCGATGATTCTGGTGAACGGGTCTCGCGGTATTGGGACGGGGTACTCGACCTTCATCCCCCAGTTCAACCCCGCAGATTTGAAGGCCGCGATTTCCGAGTGGCTGGAGACCGGCACGGGTCTCGACCGGGAGTTTGTTCCGCATTACTCGAAATTCAAGGGGGCGATCCGCAAGGTCGCGCCGCAAGATTACGAGTGCCGCGGCGTGTTCAAGATGGAGGGCGACATGCTCGTGATCACCGAACTTCCGGTCGAGACTTGGACGATGGACTTCCGCGAGAAGCTGGACAAGATGCTGACGGACGGCGTGATTCGCGATTACTCGGACACGTCGACGGACACGGAGGTTCTCGTGAAGGTCAAGCTTGGCGCAGCGGGCGCAGCGCCCGTCGAGAAGATGCTCGTCGAGAAAATCAAGCTCACAAACATGCACGCGTTCAACTCGAAGTGTGTGATCCAAAAGTACGAGACCGTCGGCGAGATCCTGCGCGAATACTGCGGCGTGCGTCTCGTGCTGTACCGCGAACGGCTGGCGTACATGCTGAAAGAGCTCAAGGATAAACTGCCGTACCACGAGAACGTGGTGCGCTTCATTCGGCAGCAGTGCGAGGACAAGCCGCGACCAGAATTGCGCAAGAAGGCCGCCGACGAATGCGACAGGCTTCTGGCGTCGGAGAAGTTCGATAAAATTAGGGAGTCCTACGACTACCTCTTGAACCTCCCGATCGCGTCACTGACGCTGAAGCACGCCCAGAAGCACGAAAAGGATCTGGCGGATCTGAAGGCGCAAATCGCGGAGCTGGAGAAGAAGACGGCGGTCATGCTGTGGAAAGAGGAGCTCGGGAAGCTGAAGGTCTGAGACTATAAAAGATAGAAGATTCAACCAGTAAAATAACCCAGTCTTTTTTCATTTAAGTTATTCTCATTATGAAGGTAATATATTGACGACCAACGTTATTTGTTCCATTCTGAACAGCAGCATAGTATTGTCCGGTCTGCCAAGTATCACTTGATACACTTGATCCACCACCGCTAGCCATTACAGTTCCGCTACCACTCATATTTGGAGTTCCATTTGTTCCATCACAAATGTGCCAACCAGCAGGAACAGTTGCAGCAAGACCATACCACATAATAATACTGCCGATGGGTAACATTGATGTCGATCCTCCTGCGAATCGCTGGGTCCACGCAGACCATGTTGTTGCATTCGTTCCGTATCGTGTCCACATCGCGTCCGAACTGGAATCCATACCACGCTGGGTCGGCCATCCACCGCTTCCGTCGTTTGAATACGGGGTCAAAGTTTCAACGAACACGTAACTTGGCGGTAACTTTACATCCCCACCATTGCGCCATTCGCATGTAATACCCTGTCCTTGTGTTGCGTAATAATATGGAGTGCGAACAGGGTCAAGATTAGGAGTAATACTAGTACTATGGTAATCGCGCCGTCTTAACAAACCGCTGGACGAGTATAATTGTTGTATAATCTCATTTCCAGTTCCAGGCATCAATGCCGGATTTGCAAAAAAAGTATCACTATTGCTATCTGGAATTGACCGGACCGGGTTTACGTAAAACCCAGCTTGCGATGACGTTACTGCACTTCCACTGGCGTTCAGGACAATAGAGTTATTCGTTGGGGCACTTGCGCTACTTCCAATCGCTACAGCATTTGACCCCGATCCATTCGCATTATTGCCTATAGCTATAACGCTATCTCCGCTTCCAGTAGACCCCGTTCCGATTGCTATCGCGTTCTGAACGGTCGCATCTGCGCCATACCCAATCGCAATAGAACCCGATGCAGTCGATGTTGTGGATGAACCGATAGCCACAGCATTTATCGCCGATCCATTCGCATTATTGCCTATAGCTATAACGCTATCTCCGCCGCCATTCGAACTCGTGCCTACTGCTATCGCGTTTTGAACGGTCGAGTTTATATTAGACCCAATCGCAATCGAGCCTGTTCCGGTCGCATTGTTAGATGATCCAATGGAAACTGCATTTGTAGCGTTAGCGCTCGTAGAACCTCCAATCGCAACCGCACCTCCAAATGTTGCGGACGACGAATTTCCAATCGCTATAGAATTATCGCCAGTCGAACCGCTGGACGTCCCGATACTGATGCTGGACGTACCGTTTGATCGACTGGACGCACCGAGACTGATGCTGGACGTACCGTTTGATGCAGAGAGTGCTCCTATAGAAATCGATTGGTACGTCTGACCCGTGCTTCCTGCTCCGTACCCTATAGCGATCGCCCGAGCATATTGCCCCGTCTGACCGGCGTTGAACCCTATCGCGATCGCTCCTCCAGTGATGCCCGCCGATAGAGTTCCTTGGCCGTACTGTCCCGCATTATTCCCGATCGCGATAGACTGCGGCTGTTGGCCAGTTCCTCCAGCGCCCGCGCCAACCGCAATGCTGTATGCTTGCTGGCTATACTGCCCCGCGTTCGCGCCGATATTAATTTTCGAATCGCCAGCGACCCACGCAGTTCCGTTCCAATATACATAGTCCCCGAAATTGAGAGCTGTCGTCGGGAGTCCAGCACCGGTGTATCCGGTGTACCCGGTAAAGCCAGTATACCCAGTGACTCCAGTGTACCCTGTGTACCCCGTGTACCCAGTAAATCCGGTGTATCCGGTTCTTCCCGTGTATCCGGTGTACCCGGTAAATCCTGTGCCTCCGGTATTACCCTGTATACCCATCGAGCCAGATGGTCCGACAGGTCCTATTAATCCAGGAGCAGCACACGCAACTTGCCCCTGTGCGAGATATTGACTGTAGGACAGGAAGGGCATTGTTGTGTTAAACTAAGATTTTCATAACTGGGAATTATCATAAAGATAAGGATGGCGCAAGAAAACCAGCCAATCACTTATCAGCAGTTATTGGCGGACGTATTTGATGAGAACGCGCGTAATCGGTTGGTCGATGCCCAGGAGTACGAGGAAGAGGAGGTCGATCCGTATGATATCGATAAGTACTCGGAGAACGAAGTGGATGACCACGAAGAATTCAATAAGTTCCAGGGTGATTTGAACAAGCCCGAGCACGTCATCAAAGTTGATCCGGCCGTAGGAGGAACTACGACCTACGGCTACAATAAAGATGTGCGAACGACTGTCGTGAACATCGACGGGAAATTCAGAGTTGTGCCCACGACACTGGCTGCGCGCGTAACGTCCTATAACCAATGCCTTTCCGGCGCGTTGTCTCAAACTGCATATCAGAATTCGTCGGCGACTCGGTTTCTCGTAGGTCTCGGGAGACAGTACAAGAACGTGAGTTCCGTAAAGATTATAACGATGGAGTTCGAGAATAGTTTTAATAGCTTCACCGGGATCAAAGCTCAAGATGACGGAACAACTGTTGGGCGAGACAACACATCGTTCGCGTTTCTGTACTATGTGAACGGTGCAACGGGATCTCCCGGAATAAGCAACGTCGTGTATTCGTCCGAAGCGAATTCGGTGTCTTTGGTGTGGGACGATTATTCTGTGGTGAGCCGAGTCATTACGATCGCGTTAGCGTCGAATCCATCAAGCCCAATAAAAACCATAACGGATTCGGACACTCAGTACTGGACCGGCCCGTCCACCGCATTCCCGTACCAAACGTCGTTCCAAATCCAGAATTTACCGTCGCCGGGTCCTTACGTCGTGAAACTGACGTTAACAAACGCGACTGGGAGCACGAGTGTATCCGTAAATACGATCGTTATTCCTGACGGAAATTACGCTCTTACGGGAACGTACGGTCTCATCCCGACAATCTTATCGCAGATATCGACTGTATGTACGACCAACCTCCCGAGCGGATGGAATTTCACGAACCTGAACATTGTCCAGGATCCGTACTCGTTCAAGCTCACGTTCAAATGGGATAATCCGTACAGCCTTCAGTTTCCCCAAACCACGGACTGCTTCACACAGAACGGGCTAGGGTACAACTTAGGGTTTTACGATATCAGTTATTTTTCATATGTGAAGTCCGGCTTGTACTACATAGATTGTGATACTCGGCCTGATGTGAGCCCCGATAGGTATGTGTATCTCGTCATTAACGACTGGTTCCAAATCCAGCATCAGTATGCCGACCAAACACAGTTCGGCGCGTTCTTGAAGATTCCTCTGACTGCGCCAAAGTATAGCGTGCAGTATGATAATATTCAGCTGGACACGATCACGAAGGAGTACTTTTTCCCTATGCCCGTGAACATCCAAAAACTCGATATCACCGTGGTGGATTCGTACGGGAAGCTTCTTGACATGAACGGAGGTTCGTTCTCAATGAGTTTGGCTATTAGCGAAGTCTTGCAGCCAGGAATCTACGAAAATTTGCTGAAGATGTAATAATGGAGAAGTCAGTTCTTGAGAACATCCAGGATCCGCACGTCGAGAACCGATACAACGCGACTTCGACGTCGCAGCAGTATCCTGCGCCGAAGCACGGCGGCCGTGTACCGAACATCAACGATCCTTCGCTACAGGAGCTGTCGGCGCGACCGTACAAGATGTACGCGGACGGCCCCACTTTATTCGGCCAGACCAATCGGTGGGATATGATCGGGCACATCCACAAGGAAACTCCGCTCAACGCCGTGTTTTTTAGCGACGCGAACGTGGAGAAGCTGCAGCAGGATATCCAGACCCAAGTTCTAGTTATGAGCGGGAACAAGTACCATATCGATCGGCAGAGCGACGACGATTTGAAGATCATTATGCGCAGCTACTACTTGCAGTACGCCCAGAACAACCCGAAGATGGTCGCGCAGGAACTGTCCGATCTGAACAGCCGCGTCATAGGGTATGCGGCAAGCAAGATTTACTCGGAGGTGGATTTCCATATGTTTTACCGCAAGGATCTGGAAGAGTTCGCTCCGGCCATCGCGAATCCCCAGAATCCCCACGTCTACGGGACGCGCACCGGAGAACTCAAGAGCTTCTTTTGAGCCCGCGGAATAATACTTGAACTCTTTTTTTTAGTGTAAGCAATGGATCTTCGCACCTTTCGTGCGAAAACGTACGCGAAACACTCGGGACAGCTGTATGTCTTCGAGCCCACATGGGACTCGTTCCGGCCAATTTCAAAGGTTGGTTGGGACGGACAACAGTACGCGTACACTGCCCCCCATACTCAGAACCTGTTTTCTCCGCACTACGGATTCGCAAGTCCTGAAGAGAAGCGAATGTGCGCAGACATGGCCGCGTCGGTCGACATGGATAAAGCGGCAGACATCACAGACCCCGGCGATTTCATGAGGTGGGCTGGTCTTGGTGGATCGGAGTGGTTCCGTGATCGGCCGTGTGTGTTCTTATCGCCGTGCTCATCCCGAAACTGGAAGGAGTACTTGGCGTATCTCAAGTCCCGACCGAAAACCCTGCGTCGGGCTCCTCGTGGCCGACTGACTCTCCGACGACGTAAGCGTTTAGTCGCTGAATGAATACTCTAGAAAATGAAGGTGAACATTATTTCGAACTACAAGCCCAAGACTGGGCTGATGCATGATGTGGGGATTCTGCGAGGGATCCTCACGGCTGCTCTCGATAAGAATGTTGAGATTTTCAGGGTGCATTACATGCAGCCCCAGTGTGCGGACGCAGACCTGAACATCTTTATGGAAGTCATAAACCCCACCCTGTTCGCATACGCTGGCCGAAACATCTGGATTCCGAATCCGGAGTGGACGTACAAGAGCTGGATCCCGTACCTTTCGTCCATCGACGAAGTGTGGGCAAAGACCACCGAGTGTTATGACCTGTTCAAGGAGCATACGCCGAGCGTGAAGTACATTGGCTGGGCGTCCATCGATAAGATCTGGGTTCCCGAGACCGACAAGAAGAACTATTATAAGGCGATCGTTCCGGTGGGCAAGAACATCTACCGCCACCCGAAGCCCCTGCTACAGGCGTACCAGCGCATCCTTCAGTCCGATAGCGCGATGTACCGCAAGTTGCCGACGCTTCATATTACCTACAGCGACACGGACGTTGAGATTTTTGTGCCGGAGGACATTTCGTCGAAGGTCGTGCTGTACCCAAAGCCACTGAACGAGAACGACTACGACGAGCTCATGCGCGAATGCGGGCTGAGCGTATGTTTGTCGGTGAGCGAGGGCTTCTCTCACGCCGTGAACGAGTCTATGTCTGCGGGATGCAACCTCCTTCTCTCCCCCATCCGCCCGTTCCTGGACAACCTGGTGGGAGATGCTCACGTGGGCACGTTTTATGCGCGCGAATCGAAACGCCAGCAGCATCCGGAATGCTTGGGCATTCTGATCGATTCGGATGTCCCGTCGATCATGGAGGCGCTGGAAGACTACGTGAACGCCGATTTCAAGACGAAGCGGGTGGGATCCCAGATGTCTCGCGAACTGTACGGCGCACACCACCAGGCGTGGGTGGACAGAATGAAGTTCATGTTGTCGGAGATGAAAGTTCCGGCATACTCGGCGAAGGACGCTATGCCGAAGGAGGAGTCGTTGCCGGACGTGTCGATCGTGACGATCACGAAAGATCGGCGCATTTTCATGCCGCTGGCCAAGTATTCGTACATGATCCAGTCGTATCCCGAAGATAAGATGGAGTGGGTCATCGTGGACGACGGAGAGGATAGCATTGAAGACACTCTGATCGGAGTTCCGAATGTTCGGTACGTTCGATGCGACCAGGCGATGACGATCTCCGAGAAGCGCAACCTGGGCGTCCAGAGCGCGATGTACGATGTCGTGGCGTTCATGGACGACGACGATGTGTACCCGAACAACTCGATCCTGCACCGCACGGCCATGATGCTGAAAGAGCCGAAGAAGGAGTGCGCGTTCTGCACCACGATTCCGTGCTACGATATTTCAAAGTACTCGTCGTTCATGAACGTTCCGCCGATGACGCTGCCCCAGTCGAAGCGGGTCTCGGAAGCCACCCTCATTTTCACGAAAAAGTTCTGGACGGAGCGGGGGTTCAAGGCGGATGTCCACGTAGGAGAAGCAGACGCATTCATTCAGGGTCGTGAAGGAATGTGCCGGGAGTTATCTCCACAGGACGTTATTGTGAGCTTGGTTCATCCCTTGAACACGTCCTCGCGCAAGACGCCAGAGATGAAAGAGCCCAACGGAAATCATTACGGTTTCAACGAGACACTGTTCACGCTCGTGTCCGAGATCGGAGAGACTTTAAAGGCCAAAAAGGCGGCGTAGACCGGTCTTGCGGCGCGTGCGGCGCGCGCTGCGGCGGCGGCGGCGGCCACCCTCAGTCGCCTCGGCGGCAGGCACGTCGGCGGCGGGCGCGCCCATCTCCTCACCGCCCTTGAGGACAACGCGGCCCTTCGGCTTCAGACCCAGGCGCTTCAGCGTCTTGCGGATCGTCTTCGCCGACACCTTGCGCGAAGACTTGCGGCGGCGGCCGCCGACAGCGGCAGGGGAGAGAGCAACAGCAGATCCACCGTGTTCAGGTGCACCCTCGACCATTTTAGTTTATACTCTTTCTAGGAGAAATTGTTTAGGCGGAGCAGGAGAGACACGCTGGCTCGACCGTGAATTTTTGTGCGCTCGATGCGCCCTTTGTGCGCAAATAATAGCATCCGGTCTTGAGACCCTGTTTCCAGGCATAGATGTGCATGGACGAGATCTTGGCGTAGGTGGGCTCGGTGAGGAATAGGTTCAGAGACTGCGACTGGCACACGAACGGGGCTCGGTCGCGGGACATGTTGATGAGAGTCTTTTGGGGGATCTCCCACACGGTCTTGTACAGTTCACGAACGTTCTCGGGGATCTCGGCGATGCCCTGGACGCTCCCATTGTTCGCGATAATCTGGGTGCGAATATCTGCCGTCCAGAGCCCCAGACTGGTCAGGTCTTCAACGAGGTACTTATTCACAATCATGAAGTCGCCAGCGAGCACGCGGCGCGTGTACAGATTGGACGTGAACGGCTCGAAGCACTCGTTGTTGCCGAGGATCTGGGAGGTTGAGGCGGTCGGCATCAGCGCCACCAGCAGCGAATTGCGGATTCCGAACATGCGCATCTTGTCGCGGAGCCCCGACCAGTCAAGTGTCGGCTTTACGCCCCATAAATCAAACTGGAACTTTCCTTCCGATGCCGGCGATCCGGGATACGAAGGGTAGCACCCGAACGCCTGTTCGACCGGAACGTTGCGCCAGTACTCTCCGCTCATATTGTCCATGGATCGCTCGATGCTCGCAGAGCAGGCTGCGAAGTATATGTGCTCGAAGATAAGCTTGTTCAGCTCCTGCGCCTCCAGAGAAGTCCAGGGCATGCGCAGAATCGCGAACACGTCGGCCAGTCCCTGTACGCCAATACCCACCGGCCGATTCCGCTCGTTCGAGGTGCGGGTCTCGGGGGTAGGGTAGAAGTTCTTATCGATGACGATGTCCAGGTTGTTGGCCAGAATGCGCGTGTACTGCTGGAGCTTCCGGAAATTGAAGTACCGCGTTCCGTCGGCCGCCGTGTCCACGAACTTGGGCAGCGCGAGCGAGCCCAAATTGCACACTGCCGTCTCGGTGCGCGACGTGTACTCGATGATTTCGGAACAGAGGTTGGACGACTGAATGGTGCCCAGATTCTGCTGATTGGACTTGGCGTTGGCCGCGTCCTTGTAGCAGAGGTACGGCGTCCCGGTCTGGATCTGGGCGTCGAGAATCATCTGCCATATCTTTTGGGCGGGAACAGTCTTGCGTCCGTATGCCCGCCTCTCATAATGAATATACAAACAATCAAACGCCTTGCCCCAAGCTTCGTCCAAACCAGGACATTCAGAAGGACACATGAGCGTCCACTCCAAATTGTGTTCTACGCGATACATGAACAGATCAGGGATCCACAGACCATAGAATAGATCACGCGCCCTGTCCTCCTCGGCGCCCTGATTGAGCTTGAGACGCAGGAAGTCCTCGATGTCCGCGTGCCAAGGTTCCAGGTAGATGGCGAACGAGCCGTTGCGCTTGCCGCCCTGGTTCACGTACTTCGCGGTGTCGTTGAACACCTTGAGCATCGGCACGAGGCCAGTGGACTCGCCGTTCGTTCCGTGGATCTTTGAGCCGCGCGCGCGGATATTGTGGACGGACAGCCCTACGCCGCCAGCCCACTTGGAAATCTGGGCGCAGTCGCCGAGAGTCTTGTAAATGCCGCGGATCGAGTCGTCGTCGGTCTGAACCAGGAAGCAGGATGAAAGCTGGGGCGTGCGCGTTCCGGAATTGAAGAGGGTGGGCGTGGCGTGGATAAAGAAGCCTTGCGATAGGGCATCGTACGTCTCGGCGACCGCCGCAAACTTGTTTCCGTGGAGCTGAATCGCCACCCGCATCCACATGTGCTGAGGCCGCTCGACCACCTGCCCGTCAGACCGTAGGAGGTACCCCTTCTCCAGCGTCTTGAACCCGAAGTAATCGAACATGAAGTCGCGGTCGTAGGAGATCATCTCCTGGTAGGTCGCCGCGTGCTTGCAGACCATATCGTGGTACTCGTGCGTAATGAGCTGGATCGAGCCATGGTACAGTGCCTCCACACAGTCGAGCAGAGTGCTCGGGGTATTCTTATGATGATTTGAAATGACGATGCGCGATGCTAGCTTGCCGTAGTTGGGATGGTATCGGGACTGCATCATCGCGCACGTCTCTGCCGACATCTCATCCAGCTTTGAGGTGGTAATGCCGTCAGCCAGCTGATTACATACTTTCTGGGCTACGAGATCCGGGTTTACGTGGTCAAGGCCGTCCGACAGTTGACGGATACGCTGCAGAATCTGGTCGAAGCTTACTGGTTCACGCTCACCGCTACGTTTAACGACGTAAAGGTGATCGGTCATATTGTTTTCCATTATTAGTTTGCGCCCTATAAAATTCGTTTCTAAGGTGCAGAGAGTCGCATCGACACATGCATGGCCTCGAATTCCCGCATAAGGAGACCTAAGGTATACGGCGTACTGATTTTTTCACCCTCCATTTCGGCAGTCGAGTCCAGGTACCCAGTTTCGGGCTGGAACAGAATGTCGTGCTTGTCTGAGCGATCCATCATGCTTTCCTGTAAGAACCGCGACACTCCGTGCGAAAGCAAACAGTCCCGCTCCATCTCGCCGATGCGCAGGCCGCCCCCGTCCGCCCGCCCTTCCACCGGCTGTTTCGTCAGGAGTTTGCGAGGACCGGTCGATCGGTAGTTGATCTTATCCTCCGTCATCAGCTTGAGGCGCAAGTAATAGGTCGGGCCCATGAATATTTCGGCCTCCATCATTTCCCCCGTCTGGCCATTGTACATCAGCTCGTGCCCCAGAGGGTGCATTCCCAATTTAAGCATGATGTCTTTCAGTTCGCCAATGCGGTTCTGGCTGGAAAACGACGTCGAATCTAAGAGCGCTCCGAGTTCCACGGACACTTTCACCCCCATGGTTTCAATGAACTGGCCGATGGTCATGCGCGACGGGAATGCGTGGGGGTTCACGATCATGTCCGGCCGCAGACCCTTTGACGTGTAGGGCATATCTTCTTCGGCTAAAGCTATTCCAGACGTTCCTTTCTGGCCGTGGCGAGAACAGAACTTGTCGCCAAGTTGAGGAACGCGGTGCTCGGCGACGCGGATCTTGACTCCGCGTAAAACGACCGGTCCTTGCCCGAATCCTCCTCCGGCCTGCTGGACATCGTAGCGGTACACTGCATCAACGATTCCCGTCTGACCCTTCTTCGGGAGGTACGCTTTATCGCGATAGCCTATATTCTGACCCGCTTCGTTCGTGATGGGTGTCACGATCCCTAATAGAACAGTATCCTCCGTGATCTCCGACCCGACTTTAATTATCCCGTCCGCGTCGAGTTTGGTGTAATCCTTCCCCTCTTGAGGAACGACCGTTTCGCGGAACCGGACATCCGTAAGAATATTTCCGAACTCGGTGTGCGTTTGCGCCATAATATTCACCATCTCTTCGGCCTTGTCGTACGAATGGTAGTACGTCGTACCGAACATCCCGCGCTTCATCGACGACGAATTCAGGATGACGGAATCTTCCTGGTTGTACCCAGAGTAAATACCCAGCGCCACGATTGTGTTTTCGCCGTAGGATAAGCACCCGTCTTTCCCCATAATATATTTCGACGTCCACGTCTGGGAAAGGGGCTGCTGAGCATTATTCAGGATCGTGGAAATGGTGTCGAACCGCTTGGAGAACGCGGTGTTGGCCCAAGAGCAGGCGTGCTTCACCTGCTGACAGAAGAACATGTTCCGCGGAGCTTGGTTGTGATCGGCGTTCGGGATCATACTTGCCGACGCCGAAAATAACGTTATGCCGTGTATTTCCGACAATTGACTCTCGGAGAAGGGTTCGATACTCACTTTCAGTCCTTCGGTTTCCTGCGCATCCACGTACTCGACAATTTTCGATACGAAATCCGACCACTTTCCTACGCGCTTCACGGTTTCGGGCTTGATTCCTTCGCGGTACAGTGGCCTGCACGGGCGGCCTGCGTCCGTTTGGATCGTGTACTCGTTCTCAAACCTGTTCCAGCACAGAGATACGAACTTGGAAATCTCGCCACTCCGGCGCTTCTGGATCATATCGTAATGGAAATCTTCGGCGCCCGACGTGAACACGCCGACCAAATCCGAGTTTATATTCACTTTCGTCCATGACGCAAGGAACTTGGAGGGATGGATAAGAGCCAGAGGCTTGAACGTCTTGCGTTCCGAGACGAGCTTCAACATATCGTTGGACGGCGACGCAGTGGACAGCGAGCACAACAAGGTCAGGGATTTAATGAGGCCTACATTCCCGCCGTCCGGATTATCGGTCGGGCACAGAAATCCCCACGAACTTCCGTGGATACGCCGGGCGTCGATTTGTTTCGTGCTTTTATCCATGTCCACATTCACGCGACGAAGGTATGCGATTGTTCCGGGGTACGAGATGCGTCCTAGTTCCTGGGACACGCCGTCCTTTCCGCCCCACTTCGCCTTGAACGATTTCTCGAGTTCCGCCAAAAAGTTGTAGGATTTCCAGTATATCGCCGGAGTTTCGCGCACGAGATCTTTGAGTTTCTTACCCGAATACGTATCTTTGTTGTAGAACACGCGCTCCTCCATGCTTCGCAGCATAAAGTCTCGGGTGCTCGTATACACCTTTCGGAACTCTTCAAAGCACAGATCACCGGACGATACAAGGCGCTTGTAGCGGTAATGATCACGATCGCTTTTGGGCTTTATGTCCAGGGACACATCGATCGCCATCCGCAGCATCTGGCCAAGGAGGTAGGCTTTACGGCGGTACAGTGATGCGGAACTTTCGCCTTCGCGAAGCTCGCAATGACAGAAGAGGTCGTTGTACAGGTTCACGTAGACTGCAGACTGCGTGGGCGTCCGGCACTGCTTCTTCATGATCAATAAATTCGGGTCTTGCCCCTGATCTGTCTCGGCTCGCATAAGTTGGGCAAGGAACACTTCGTGAGACAAAATGAGTTCTGCGAAGGTCTCGTCGTAGATAGTGCGCTCGTCGTCGGGGATTCCGGCTAAGACTATGTCGTAAATATCTTTGTGGTTCGACACGCCGAGTGCGAAGAACACGCTAATGATAGGAACGGGATTCGCGAATCCGGGAATCTGGATCACGCATAACCGTTTCTTGGAAAAGACGGATAAGTCGTCGGTTTTCTCGAGTAGTTTATCGTCGTCGGGTTTCCGGTTCTTTGGCGGTAGAGTAAGGAAGTGGAAGTGAGGACCGACCGTGCCCGATTCGTTGATCGTGCGGATGCCGGCAATGTACTCGTACACCTCGGCTTTCGTCGCGCCCTCAATCTTCGTCTCTTCGTCTGCTAACTCCACTGTTCCCGCGATCTTGGGCGCGGACGACGAGACAGAAATCCGTTTATTCGCGTAGAACATGTTTTCTCCGAGCCGCTCCTGGGTAAGAAGAACCTTTTCTGACCCGCCAATCACAAAGTACCCTCCCAACTCAAACTTACACTCTCCCGCCGCAAACAGTTCTTCGGACGTCATCGCAGATAAGGGGCAAATCGAGCTCTTCAACATTAAAGGGAGCCGCGCAATCATAACGTCCTCGAACCGAACAGTTTCGCGGACGCCCTCGGTGATGTAATCGAAGTCCATCGTTCCGCGAACCTCGAACGAGTAGGTCTTGTTTGTGAGGCGACACATATGGGGCAATAGAACAGCCCCCGATTCGTCTGTCGGGGGAGAGTACACGAGCTCCGTCCCCGACTTTCCGCCTACGAACACTTCAATCTGGCGCCCGTCGGGAAGATTTCGAGTCAGAGGATTGAGTCCGCGAATGAAATTTGGGATCTTTGTGTTCAGGAAGTCCGCGAACGAATCCAGGTGATGCCGAACAAGTGGATTCGGAACGTCCCGAAAATAAGTGTCTATGACGTGTCTCGCGACCTCCATTACTTTCCCGACAGAAAATCAAGGATGGACTCTTACAGCGTAGCCATCGCAGCGACCGTCGTGTTCACAATCACTCTTTTGATCATCTACAAGTTCCTGGTGAACCCACAGATGGTCATTGTATCGAGTAAATCCAGATGCCCTGATTTATGGGCTTACAATGAAAGTGAGAAGGTGTGTGAGCCTCAGTATACGACCTCGTGTTCATCATTTGATCCCGATTCCCAGACACTCCGAACTGCTACGGCTCGGTGCACTCTCGCACACAATTGCGGCTCGACTTGGCCAGGTTACTGTCCTTGAATGCGCATACCGAGAATCGAACTCGGGTACAGGCCTTATAAGAGCCTGTGATTAACCACTATCTTATATGCGCATCCTTAGTACGTCGAATGCGTTTAGATTGTTTTGAATAAGGAGGGTAATGTATGCGGAAGTTTTCCGGCCGTCTGGCTTGGATGACGTTATAGGATACGCGGAGGAAAAGGAGGCGCTGAGAACCTACCTTACGACGGGAACGTATAAAAAAGCCATTATGCTCGCCGGTCCTCCCGGGATTGGGAAAACGACGCTGGCCCTCTCGTCTGCCCGAACGTTTGGATTCGATCCCCTGGAAATTAATGCGTCCAGATCGATTCGGAGCTTTGAAGACGTGGAGAAAATCAAGGACGCCTGCCGTTCTGCCGTGAACATACATTCGTTCATTCGCGGCGAGACGAGTCGTAAGACGTGTGTTATTTTAGATGAAGTGGACGGCTCTGATCCTCACGCCCAAAACAAGATCGTGGAATGGATCAAAGACCCCAACCGGAAAGTCCCGATCGTGTGTACAGGAAACGAGCTCCCCACAATTTTCAAACGGAACAGCGAGTATATTCATACCCTGCGCTGCGCTCCCCCAAAAGCATCCGACCTCCAGATGTTCTTCCCGAAGCACGATGTCCAGGCTATGATGAAAGAGTCGAATCAGGATGTGCGAAGGATGCTGCATCGCATGCAGTATGGCGAATCCGACCCTATTCCTAAGTATCTGTGTCCTCCGACTGGCTTGCCAGTGGAGAAGATGTTCGTAATGCGTCAGTCGATGTTCGGGCTGCCGGACCCGTTTCACGAATATCGTGGCGACAGACAGGGCACCGCACACTCATCGAAAACCACTGGGAAATGCACGCCCGATGGTACTCGTGCCGGCAAGCCCGAATCCGTGCGCCGCCCGAAGAAATAGGCTCGGTGCAGATCGCACAGGGGGCAGTCGCAACCGTAATCGTATCTAACGAAGCATTGATCTGGTTCTGGCTCGCAGTCACCGCGACAGGCTCAGAGAAATTACGTGGAACCGCAGGCATAGTCACCGTCAAAAGAGCATTCGTGATGCTGCCGTACATATGGGTCGTATACACCCGATTCAGAATTTCCAGGAGGGATGACTGGTTGTTCATAAACCGGGCAATTAGATTTGTCCGCGCCGGAAAGTTGATGGCGCGAATGGTTTCATTCGACAAAAATTCGACTTGAGCTTCGGCGATCTTTTCGAGTACATCGAGAACCTGTTCGTCGACCATTTACATTATTTATCCCGGTCTTTGAAAACCACTTAGCGTTTGAGAAAGGCGTCCATTGGACCCACTTTATGTTTCTTGAGGTACGGCGCACTCATAAACAGGAGCGGATCCAAATCCTTCTCTTTGAGTTTCAAGACTTTGAGCGTCGCTTCTTCTTCGTCCAGCCCGTCCTCTACAAACTCTTCATAAAACTTCTCGTAGCTCTTCTTTTTGTACCCGTCCAAATCCTCAATGGCCAGCGCGAACAATTGTGCGACCGGATTCTGGATCTGATGTGTTATGTAAAACTCCACGTCCGGCTTCAGCTTCTTTTCCCGAACATAATCCACGTGCTCAATCTTGTCGCCCTGCTTCTTCTGGCCTGAGCGGTTTGCGACGTACACGTACGACAACCTGTCCCCGACCTGCGGCTTGTTTCCGGCATCGCGCTCCTCCATCCGATCGGCCAGAACCCGGTGCGCGATTTGTTCGGGGTTCTTGTAGTCGTCGCGCAGCTGCTTCGACAAAATGTACTTTTCCAGCGGATACTCGTTCTTCATGACCTTCACAAGCATATCCTTGACCATCTTCTCGGCCGTCTTGATGTTGCGATGCTCCATGAGCGAATCCAGCGCCCCGCCGAATATATCTTTTACGATCGGGGCGTTGTCGCGCCGCTTCAGGGCGACCCCCATGGTCTTGCGCTTACACTTTGTAGTATCGTCCTCGTACATCATACCGACATACCGCTTTCGACAGAAGAGGATGAACGGGAAGAACGTTTTCTCGTACTCGATCTTGTGCGCCTTTCGCCCGGCGGCCGTGATCCGCTCGGCCGCTTTCTTACCCAGAGCAATGCTTTCCGCCAAATCGCGGGTCGCGAATTTGACGAAGATAGAATCCGTGTCTCCGTAGACCACCTCTCCCCCAAACTCGGTCTCCACGATCTTCTTGGCGTCGTAGATTTTCTGACGCCCCACCGCAGTCGTGCACGCCGCAACCTCGATCTTTCGGATCGGCGAGGTTCGTGAACCACACTGACCGTACACGGAATTCGCGACGACTTTGTAGGCCAGCTGCAGACCGTTCAGCACGGACTTCTGGGCGTCGTCCTCCGTCGTCTCCATGATCTTTCGCGTCTCCTTGCGCTTTTTTAGCAGGATCTCCAGCGTCATGGGAAGTACGCCCACCGTGCGCGGGTCGGTGGTTGGCTGGACGAACCCACAGGTTATGCGCCCGGACGGCTTCTTCTCGTCGTCAAACGTGTCGTACGAGACTTCGTCGATCTTGAACCCCTTTGCGCGAATATCCGTTCCGTCGGAGCCCTCTTGGTGTCGGAGCTTGCCGGACGAGTCGTAGGTTTTTACGTAGACCAGCGTGTCGGGCGACAGGTTGAAGGCAATCATGTTCGACGGGTACAGCGAGTTGAAATCAAGAACGGGGATGGGCTGATCCAGGTACATCCCAATCTTGGGCGGAAGCACGATCGCGCCCTCGTACGACGTGTCCTCGTCGCTGCCGTGCTGGGTCATGATGATCTGATTACGCTTGGAGGCGTTGTAGACCACTGCCGAGTAAATCTTGATTCCTTGTCCCCGCAGAAAGATGTACTGGATTGGAACTCTGCATACGTCAGCCATACCGCGAGCATTGACGATCGTATCCAGCTTCGCCATGAGCGTCAGCACAAGGTCGCAGTCTTGGATACAGTACTTTGCGATGACTGCCCGATCATCTGCCGATCCACGATGCGAAGCGAACATCTCCTGGGCAGACGTATCGTCCTTACCGAACGACCACTCGAGCCTCGACCTATCCTCGTCCGACAGGTCTTTCAGAATGGCCTTCGTTGGGTCACGGATCGTGAACCATTTCTCGTCCTTCTCGACCACTTCAAACTTCTCGCCTTCGCGGTACGGGTTTGTCGTGTTGGTCATGACATCGAATCGTACCTGATTACCCACAAACAGGCCGCGGGTGCTTTTTGTCCAGACCTTCACGCGCGCGTCCAAATACTCGAGCCTCACGACTTTGTCGCGCAAGAACACGGATGCGACGTTATCGAGCTTGTACGAATCCAGGTTCTGTTCGCGGCGCACGCTCAGGAGAAGGTCGATCGCCAGGCGGCCGGCGACTTCGAGGTATCGCACCGCAAACTTGCCCGACGCCAGCTCGAACGTTTTGCGCTCGGTCTTCGCGCGGTCGTGCTTCCAGGGCGTGTTGTCTACACGCCCGAGTCTCAGCGTCAGCTTACAGCGCTCCGCACGATCGGCGATGTACCCATCATCGAACCCGAACGTATTGTACCCGGCAATGATGTCGGGGTTCTCCAACCAGATACATCGCTGGAACTCTTCGAGCAGATGCTTCTCGTTGCGACAGCTCACAAACTTCACGGTGGGGTCTTTCGAGTCTGTGCACGTTCCCGATACGAACACGTAGCGCTGAACGGTTGTGAGAAGATCGTCGGTGTACCGAAAGCTCACTCCGATCTGGATGATCTCGTCGGTTTCGTTGGATGAAACCGGGAAGTTTCCCGACGCAGAATAGGTCTCAATATCGTACGCGGCCGCATACAGAGGAATCTTGGCGGTCGGTTCGGGAGATACGTCCTTGTAGTGTACGACGAAGGATACGTCCACGTTCTCGTCGTCTTCGGCATCGACGTCTTCGGCATCAAACGAGAGGGGGGACGACGGAGAAATGTCGAGTTGGTGAAATAGACGAATGAGAGGGGGGAGGTTCGCTTCGTATATATCTTCGACGAGCACTCTACGATCACCGATCTTCATGGAATCCTTCAGGGTTCGAGACACGACCTTGAACATCCACAGTGCCGGGCACGTGATTTTCCAGACCTTGATAGGTGTGAGGCACGAGAATCCGCGCATAGCGTCCAGCTTGAATTCTTGTGTTATAGCCAGCCCGAACATCCGCTTGCTCGATGCGCTCTCGATCGCGAGATGGATATCGCCAGGCAGTTCGCCATCGGCCGATCGCAGATAGAGGTACGGCTGGAATCCAGTCAGTCGGACTTTCGCGACACGGTAGTCCTCTAAGCGACCAAACACGTCGACCACGTACTTGAAATTCGAGTCGCTCTCCAGCCAATCGGCAGGCTGGATGAGCATTTTATTCATCCAAGTAAGTTCCTTAAGTTAAATTCATTTTCATAGAATAATAGATGTCGTCAAATTACGGATTACCGTTCATGTATGCGAACACTCGTCAGGGAGAAGCAGCCCGGGATGTTGCTCGCAACGAGGACAATACCGCCACTTTAAAGGCCGCCCAGCCGTCGGGATGCGGAAATAACTGGGCGGTTGCCGCATCGATTCCGGGCATGATTCCGATGGGGAATTTTGGGAACTCCCCGGAGGGCGGCTGCGGTATTGATACGCACAGCGACCTTCTGTTTGGAGCGCCCGGGACGGCTCGCATGAAGGGCCCGAAGCAGACCTTCTCCCGGCCGTTCGCCACGACTCCCGACCTAAGTCAGGGAAATCTGGATAATGTCGACGACCAGAGCCGCGTTATGTTCGGACACTCTACGGCGAACCGGAAGAGTATTCAGACGGTATCAGACAAACAATTTCCCGTGTTTGAGCCTCTAATTGAAGAACGGGTAGCTGACATTCCTGATCACAATTATTTTGTAGAGCCGTTTCTTCGTGGGGGATATAGCTCACGTCTTGTCCCGAGGAATCGCGTTGACGTGACAAAGTAACCTCTTCGTGCTGCTTATCGAGCATCTCCATATTCTTGCGCCGCTCGACTGCCTCCAGCTGCTGATCGGTAAGAACCTTTACCGGCTTCTTCGCGTTGATGTATGACTCGGCAACCGACATCCTTTTCGGCAGGATACGATCGACTGCGTCCAGCACGTTATTCGTATCCGCGTACGCCCGCATCGCGTCGTCCTCGGTGCACCCGGCCAATTCCATAATTGTCTGGATGTTCCTGTTCATTTTTGTTGTATCAAATGTAAATACCCTTAATATGCGTTTCGTCGACGCACTTTGCCCCCCCGCCCTCCTCTATCTCCTCTACATCGTAGTCCACATCGGTCTCGATCTCTCGTTCGGACTGTTTGCGACGGCCGTGGGCAAGGTCGTCATGGGAGTCACTGGAGTCATTATTCTCGACGCTCTGTGCTCCGTTGACCTCGGAGTTGTGTCTTGGGTCATCGTCGCCACGCCATTCATTATGGTCGCTCTCGCCACGTCCATCTCGCTGGGGCTGGGCATTGATCGCGCGGCCGGTAAGCTCATGCGCGAAAACTTTTTGTCGCTGACGGGCGACAACCTCAAGAACCGCGACGGGATGGTGTCGACGCTGAAGGACGAGGTCGGCGCCCTCCCGCTTTCACAGGATTCCACGTATTAAATAAAATGCTCTTTGTCGCCTGGCTGTATCGCCAAGTATTCGCGTGCTGTCGCCGCATCGATCGCTTCCTGTTTTCCCAGCCCCATACGGATCAGCGGGGCGTCGCTGTAACGGATCTCCCGTGGCTGTGGGTCGGCGGAGTCAATCCGGACGGTAGCGTGATTGATTACACGGAGGACATCAACACTACGATTACGTATGGAACCGCCGTGACTCCAGAGTGGCTGGACTACGTATTGGACGCCAAGAACGTACAGTGGAAATATCTTGATCCGAAGACGTTAGAAGAGAAGGATTTTCCTTCACTCGGTTTTGTAATAGAGAATGATACCGCACCAGAACCATCTGAAGAGCCGTGTGACGAGTGAATCGCTCGCGTACGTCATAACGAGAGGAGAAACCTACTTTGAAACCGCCGAAGAATTTGTTCGACTCAACAAGATCTTCAGCTACGAGGGCATATTTGCTTACGTGAGTTTATGGGCAGACATGATTATAAGTCCGCTCATAACCATTCTCATGGCGATTTATTACCAAGAACCGCCGGGAATATTTAGTGTCCTCTCTATTCAGAAAACGGTGAATTTGTGGAGGGACTGGTTCTTGTACGAACAAATAAAGAAAGAGGTTCACGAATGGACACAGATAGTGAAATCCATTGGCGGCCCGTTTATTTCTACGAATGACCCCACTTACCATATTTACGTATACGCCGATGCTATGCAGCGAATACATTACTCGTTCTTCCCAAAAAACTGACTGAACGTCTTCAGGAGTTCAGCACCCTGCTCGATGGCCGGCTTCATCTCCGACAGCGACCCCATCAGCTCTTTCTGAAGCCCCATCAGCTCTTTCGTGTCGCGGCGCATACCGCCAATCTGCTCGGGAGTCAGGTTGCGATATGCATGTAGGATCGTTGTACCAATGTCTACATGTGGATCGTCTGTCTTCGGAGGTGCGGGCTCCGGAGTCTTCTTGTCGGGAACATCCTTCTCGTCCTTGTGCTTCTTCTCCCCGTCTGCGTTCTCTCCGTCCTCAAACCCCTCCCACGTCCGCTTCGTGATCATGGAAATCAGGTACACGACAACCAGCCCCGCGATGACCGACACCGTGTGGCTCAGTTTACCTACGTGGTGAGCCAGAATGTAGCCCAAAATAACCCATCCTATGACTTGTACCAGTCCGCGCTGGTACAGAAAAATAGCCACAAGCGCAAACAAAACACCGGCAATCAGAGTGTCCATTATTGTTTATACCTTCACAAAACTTCCGAAGCCCGAACCTGGAGCAGCGCCATGATCGTTGAACTTTCCGAGGTTGGCTACGCCCGGATTATCGCGCGAGGTGCGCCCCGCAAAATTGGCCATGCCCGCCACACCGTCGCCTTCGAACGAGGCCGAAACGCCGCCGTACTTTCCGCCTCCGCGCTTCGCCCGGCGCGTCTTGCGAGACTTCTTGGACTTGGATTTGCGCCGACCCGACCCGACGATCGCGTTCTGGCCACGCTGGGAGTTGGCCGCCCAATCGGCCATCTCGGACTTCGAGGTCCACTCCATTGCCCCCGGAGCAATGGCTCCGGATGCCCCGTAGTACCCGCCACGGTGCTTACGGTGGCGACGAGTATGTTTCTTCGATGCGCGGCTCTTACGAGGCATTTAATCTATAGAAGGAATGTTTTCCAGAACTGTCCAAGATCCGTCCGGATTCTTGGAGCATCGCAGTTTGAACGAAGCGCCCTTGGAACGCAGGAACACCGACGTTTTCAAGTCGGGAACTTTCAAATACCCCCCACCCACAACCTCATAACAGTCCGGGATCTGAAGTTTGACTATGGCCTGGGCATCTCCCGACCCGGACTTCTCCTCTAGATCGACAAAGTATCCGTGCTTTCCCGGTTCATCTGGGTGCTCCTCGTATCCGCGAACTTTATGAGTCTTGTTCAAATCCTTCTTATGAATGAACTGCGCCGCCGTCTTGGAGGGGTAGATAAACGTGTCCATCAGCTGTTTCAGCCAATGGTATCGCTGCTCAAACGTGGAGCAGGCAAACACGCAGTTCGAGTTGAAGATGAATATGTCGGAGATCACAAACTCAAACGGACCCATACGCTCGGCACGGAGAAAGGTGTCGCCGCATATACGTTCATCGACAATACACGGAATTTTACGACACTCCTGTGCGGTCATCCAGAGACACACGGGAATAGCGTTTTCGTAGGTGAATATGATCCATCCAGTCAGACCGGTCGTTTGAGGAACTCGGAAGGTTTTAGAGTCCGGGGGGACGGGTTTCCTGAAGACCAAGCGGGAGCTCGGGGTCCACGCGTAAAGAGTCTGAAGCTGGCTTGCGCGGCTCATACTCGGGCAATTTTACTTCTTGGGTGGGTTGGGTTAAAGCGGGTTCATTTCTCTGGGGCATCGGCTGCTGCGGGGCAAACTGCGGCTGCTGCTGAATATACTGCTGCGGCGGAGCCATCGGGACGGGAACATTGCGGTAAATGATTTTGGGCTCTGGGGGATACATAACCCTCGTTGCGACATATGCAAAAACTTGTAGCATGATGAGGACAGCTACGGTCGCGAGAGCAACGTACAGGATTTCAACGGCTATCATTTGTTGTTCGTGAAGGTTATTCATCAAGGCCGTTCAACGAACAGGTCTTGGTATTTATGCTTGGTGTCGCTCTCCATCCAGACGAGCGTCTTCGCCACATAGGTTGTATAAATCGCCTTGTACTCGTGGAGAATCTTTCCCGGGATCAGCCCGTCCCAGGGCTCTTCAAAATACAGCATCCACTCGTCGCTGGACGGGTGCTCGTCATCGTCCGTGAACTTTCGGCGGATACGGAGTTGGGGAATGTACGTCCACCCATCGTCGCAGAAGATCACGCTAAGATCCTTAGACTCCCGAATTTTGGGGAACTGGAACCTCAACTCCTCCCATTTGGACTGTCTCAAGCGCATGATTTTCCGCATTGTTCTCTTCTGAGCCGGTTATACCTAAACGCATCCGTATTTCGGGAGATTTCTGGATAATCTCGCACAGGTACAGCGTATCGAACAGGGCGTTGTGGAGGTAATCGTGCTTGGGCGCGTGTCCAACAATGTGGGTGTACAGCTCCGCCAGTTTCGGGAACTTGAAGCCTCCGCGCGCCGCGGGAATATTGCACATCGTCCGTCCCAAGAGCATCGTGCACCCCATGGGCTTCTTGAATCCCTGGAAGGACATGATGTTCAAATCCCAGAGAATAGCCTGGACAACCACGTTTTTGTCGAAGTGCATGTTGTGCGCGACCATGATATCGTGCTGTTCACTGTTGAACTGCTCCATTACATATCGAAGGGGGAGCCCAAACTCTGAAGCCTGGGCTTGGGTGATTCCGTGTATTTTCGTAGACTCGTCGGAGATCGTCCACTTTTCGGGCTTGACGATATAACAGTGGCTCTTCACGACCGTGTTTGTTTTGGAATCGATAACTGCCCAAGAAATGGACACAAGGTGTGGCCAGTTGTCGGGGGCTCTGTATGCCGATAGACTCGCATCTGTGGGGAGTCCGGTGGTCTCTGTATCGAAGACCAGGACTCTCATTTTTTACTTCTTATGAAGCTTGTGTAAACATATTCGTTTTACAGGGAGTGGAGGAAGAAGTAGCTGACTAGACCGAAGACGGCAGCGTGGAGCGCCAGGCCGTAGGTCGTCGGGCAGCCCGCCTGCGCAACCTTGAACACCGGGGCGAGCTGGGGGATCAGACCCGTCACGACGCCACCAACCAGCTGGTCAACGAGGCGGTACGTGATCGGCGAGCTGAGGACGAAGAAGACGACTGCGAGAGTCAGCGAGTGCTGCAGCTTCTTGCTTAGGCCGAACATTGTTTGTGTTCTACGCAGAAAAAGTCTTCTGGGTCTGGATGATAGAATTTATCCACTCCGGCGAATTCTCCACGATATCTTTCACCGTCATGATATTTTGGGGGACGGGGTAGTGGATATCCAGGGTATTGCTCTCGCAAATAAATAGACAGGCCGAAATTACGTACACGCACCGAGCCTTTGCGACTGTCGGAGACCAGCGCAAACAATGGAGCTTGTAGATCGCATCTAAGTACGGCGCCAGGACTCCAGCCTGAGGCGACGCCCTCGCGCTGTCCCGAATCATATCCCAAATTAGCCATATAATGTTTCGCCCGTGCGTCTGATCGATGTACGGATTCGGGCGATACGAACAATTCAGAGCTTCCTTGTGGGTGTTCTTGTATACGCTCGAAAACTTGAGCATCCAGGCGATCCAGTACAGCGCCCTCGTACAGTCGCGCGCCTCGGGTCTTAGACAATAGGCCAGTTCGTTCAGAGGAACGTACAAATCGATAGGGTCGTCATCTTTCACGATATGGCGCGCATAACTCGCCGACGGCGATTTCAGGTTTTCCTGGACGGTCGCGTGCTGGAAATCGTGCTCGGGTTTTATCACCGGTAAGTGCGGCAGCTTGTTTTTCCTGGTCAGGGCTACGGTGGCCGCGGCTTCACATACCATGTTTCGGATCTGGAGATTGTTCCGCATATCGGTCATGGCCAATATGGAATACTGGGCTTCGTACGGCGCAAACTTCTCGTAGGACTGAACCAGGTATAAAAAGACATTGGGAGCTGCGCGATTGATGTGGCGCGCGGACGATTCGAACAGGGTGTTCCACAAAGAATGAACGAGCCCAGAACACAGGAGTTCCAGCGTCCAGTAACACGCGTAATCTGCGTGCCCAAGCTTGATGTTTTCGTCCAGAACTTTGGAGACGTGCGCCCGCAAATGTCCGGAGAATGTGAATTTTTGGAAGTCCGCGACGGTTCGTCCGTCAGCGATGTTCATTATTTCTGGAAATAGCACAAAAATTGGTACTCTTTCCCGCATCTGACCAAATCCACGTTTTCAATATGACTGAATCCCGACGTCTTGATAATGTCGATCATTCGTTCTTTGGAGGGCATCGTTAGGCTCAGCTTGTTCTCGCGGTACTTCACACCACCGTTGTTGGCGGCGTCATAGTACGAAAACACCTCGTCGTAGGACGCCTCGTCCTCATTGCGTTTCTTCACGAGTTTACCGGTGTACTTGAACTTATCGAAGAACACCGTGGATTCCGTCTGGCGCTCGAGGTTGTATTTCTGGAGCGAAAAGGCCGCGAAGGGCGACGAGAGGTCGTGCAGCGGATCAAACTTATCGGGATCCACTAAGTGCACGACAAAGTATCCTCCGGGATTCAGCCACTGGTACGCGTTGTCCGAGATAATCTTGGCGTTGGGAAACATGTACATTGAGAACCCCAGCATCAAACAGTGCGTGAACGATTTCGGAGAATACAGCTGGGGCTGAGACACGTCTCCCTTATTGAATTTTGCGGTGGGGCATCTTTCACGACCCTTTTCGATCATCGCGTCGGACGTGTCGACGCCAACGTACTCCAGACCCAACCCTTTGAAATAGCACGCGTGGGTCGCAGTTCCGCAGCACATGTCCAGAATACGAATCGACGATACGGGCTGTTCTACTAAGGTAAGGTCGTGGATCGATACTTCCTCGTACTTGATTCGCTCATTCGAGTTCCAGAGTGCGTCATATATAGCCGCATACTCTTCGTCGAAAATGTCCTTGTCGTGCAGAGTCGTGGATTTTCCGTCCTCGAATCCTTCAATGGATGAGTACCACGTGGTAAGCCCATACATTAGAAATATGAGAACGGCCAAGAAGATATACGCAACGTCCATTAGTTTTTAGCGAGACGATTTCCCTCCAGAAATTGCGGCCGGTAGAAGAGATGGCGTTTCAGACGGGGCGGACTTCGAAAACTTTATGTATCCAAGCACCAAAATAAAGAGTACACACAGCGCGATGATCCCGGTCAGAAGAATGTTCATCCAACTTGATTTGGAATCGCCGACCCATCCGCTTGTTAAATAACTGTTCCGCTCCAAAACATCCGCCTTGGTCTTTTCGGCGTCGTAGTCCTGTAGAAGCAGGGGAATCCCGCCGTCCGACTTGATCGCCGATGCTAAACTTGAAATTTGGCTTTGGCCTTTCAGAGCTCCGTCGATCGCATCAAACTCGTCTCTGTACTGCCTCAGCACCGGTTCAATGTCGCTCTTCGCGATACTCTCTTTCTCGTTCGCTAACCACGCCTGACCATTGAGAGCGGTGTAGTAGTCCGTGCGAGCTTTGGCCGCTGTACTTGGCGTGGCCGAATCCATAGCAGCTTTCAGTCGGTCAAGTTCTTTTTGGCGAGCACAATCAGGCCCGCAGCCCGGGAACAAGGACGTCATTGTTTAAAGAGAGGTAAATTCCCACACCGAGAACAACCAGTACGAGAATATGCACGAACCATCCAACGAACGAGAACGCTAAGTACACGAAGGCCGCAACAATCAGTGTGAGCACAAACTTTAAGAGAATGGGCTGAATGGAGGTGATCGTATCGAGTTTCGCTTTGCTCGCGCTCACCGAATCTTGGATGCCTTTGATTTGGTCATCTGTTTTGGTTATATTGTTTTCGGGGCTTCCAAATAACTGCTTGAACGTCTTATCAAAAAACCCCAGCTGCTTGTTGACCGCCATAACGTCCGTCGTATGTTGGTAATCTTTCGAGATGTCCTGAACGATCTTATCGCGGCTCTGGTCGGCAGGAGTGATAATGTTCAGAATAGACGAGTAGTCGGGAGACTCTACGCGGTTAAAGATATTACCCACCGCTCCCGACGTCGACGAGGTCATCCACAGCTGTTTCGTTGTGGGGTCGGCCGTTAAGTTGAGGGGCATGTACCCGCCAGTATCGAGAGGCGAAACCTCCTGCTGCGTGGTACAATCTCCCTGACACCGAGACACCTGGGAGTTCTGCCCGACGCCGTACAGCGCAGTCTGGTCGATGTTGCCCACCAACGTTTTAATGGGTATTCCGGTAAGACCCTTGACTGCAGTCCACCCGGTCTGTAAAGTCTCGTCCGACTTCATTGCGTTCCCGGCAGCATCGACCCCGTACAAAGCAGTGGAACTGGACGACGTGATAGACACCGTGGCGTCGGCGACCGGCATCCACTGGCTCACGTTCACCGGCTTGGGAATCTTGAACTTCTTTCCGCTCGCATCCTGTGCCCAAAGATACGTGTGCGTCGAAAAAATGTTTTTCGGAGCAACGTCTGGACCGGCAACTGACGTCCACGCTCCCAAATTCGAGGCGGCCTTCACCAGGATGACGGTTTTTCCGCTAGGGTTCAGTGTTGCTAAGACGTAGACGTTCGACTCATCTGTCGCAATGTCCAGAACTGTGGGGGGAGAAGATGCGGCTGGAGGTTTCACGGCTGGTGCCGGTGTAAGAGATACCTTGTAGTATCCTGAAGGAGTTGTGGTATACGTATCCCACTTCGCACTCGAATAGCTTCCTACCGAGCCAGTATAGTATTTCGACACGCCAGTCGAACTTACTAGTTTTGTATACGGAGCATCGAACGCGATGTACACCGTGTTTCCCCGATTATCTTTATCAACTTTTACAATCGGAATAGATCCCGCGATCCATACTCCCGTCATTGTTCCAATCGATGATGGGGTTGAAGATGGTGGCGGGGGTGGTTCATCTTTGGGAACTGCCGACGCGATGTCCACCTGGGTCCATTTCGTTCCGTTGCACGGCTGCTGGCACACGAAGATGGAGTTGTTCGAGCTGTATCCCCATAAGTATCCGGCTGCGGACGGAGATGTTTTCACGAGAGAACCGGGTATGTTCGCCCACTTTTGGGCAGAAGATATCTGGGTGGAGGCCACCGTGTTTATAGACTGTGTGTTCGCATCAAATGCGGATTGAAAGTCCGCCATCTTATTATTGAGAGGGCATAAATTAGTTCATGTTTTGGAAGTTCTTGAACGTTCCCCGCACGAGCAGCATAGACCGAACTGGGCCCGAAGTAAAGCCACGGCTCATCGGGAAATCCTGGAACATCTTCGCAGTTCCAGGAGCATTGCCGTCCGGAGAATATGCGAAGTCGGTCTTGGGACCGATCGACTCTAGACGCTTGCGCTTCATCTCCGTAATGAAGGACGCATCCGTGCCTGGGCCTTTCCCCACTCGCTGGCCAGTCGTGGCGTTTATGCCAGTGTTAAGCTGTACAACCGATAGAGGCATTTTATTTATTATACGGGAAAAGTAATGGACATCAAGTTGTTCCAAGATACTCGGAAAGCCGAGTTGGAGGCTTTTCTAAAAAAGTATTCGGATCTGAAGACGAAGTACTCGGCCGCACTATCTGCCGCAATTGCCGAGCGAGATGGTGCGAAACAGGCTGGTCTTGTACAAAGCGTCCTGGACGCCAACACCCAAATCAGTGCGGCCGTTCGGGATATTTTGGCCTCGCTGTCTTCATCGGATTCGAATATTGATACTGCGACTCTGAACCAGCTGACGGCTGATCTGGTGAAGTACCAGCAGGATTTCTTGAAGCTTCAGCAGTCGACCGATAAACTCCAAACTCTGAAGATGATCCAAAGTACAACAGAGAGCGATCTGCAGAGGGCAGTCACGCTCTATAATGTATACATCGCCGCGCTGTGCATTCTCTGCCTGATTGTGATTATTTTGGCGATCCGCGCCGCATGGACTGTGGGTATTTTTACCGTCATAGCCCGCAAGATCAGAGGTACTGTAAGACCACAATAACTCCAAGTAAAACGGCAATACTAATAAGTTTGTCGGTATAATTCGGGGGAGGAGCGGGAATCGGAAGTCGCATTTCGGCGGCCACGACCTTATCGCGTTCTTCGTGTATGCCTTCCGCCAAACTCGAAAGTCCCGCCTGTTTCTGATGAAAAAGAGCCACGGCGTCGGCTCCCATCGCATCTTGAATTGTTTGGTTGGCTTTGGCGAGCTCTTCTTTCTTGGCCGCAATGATCGAATCAAGCCCCTTTTTAGCGGCCTCGTATGCTGTCTTGTATGACTCGATTCCGGTCAGTTTGTATTGTAGGTAGTTGTCGTGGTAGCTACTGCTCAAGGTTGTTAGCTGGCTATCCATTTGTTGTTTCCGCGACACAAATTCGCCAGCGTTTATTCTCGGCCGAGCTCTCACACATGCCTACAATTTCCACGACATCTCCCGGTCTCGCTCCAATGTATTTGGCCATAGCGTCCTGGGACAAGATACGCGGGAACTTACTAAAATCTGGGAACTTCTTTGCGAGTTCAGACCTCTCCATATCGCTGATGATACGGTGCTTTGGGGCGAGCTTGTGCTTGGAAATATTGAAGTACAAACTTGCGAGAAGGAAGACCTGGACAAGCGGGTTCTCGCGCTCGGCAATGTGGCTGACCAACGCACTCAGAACCTTCTCGCTCAACGACATGTCGCTAATAATAATCGTTCCGGACGTATGGCCATTCTCGTTCGAGAACGTGATGAAGTTCATGAGATCCTTTTCGGACACGCGGGTCTTCGTGCTATACACAATCAGAACTCCCCCGAACGTGTACATTTTCGTCTCATCTAACGCAGGGCTTACGGGGTCAAACGCGTCTCCCTTGACTCCGCGATCATTCAGAAGTTCGCGGAGCGTCTTGAAAATTCGGTCGTCCATTGTCTTTAGTATTCATAACTACGAAAACGTCATTCCATTTTTACGCCATAGATATAAATGAACAACTGGGCAATCATTGCTGTCCTTGCCGCCCTGGTGCTGTTATATTTCATACTGAACCGGAAGACCGAGACGTTCGCGATGGAGTTTGTCGACCGGTCGAATGAGAAGCGCACCGACGATACGCGCGCGTCCTCGTACAACCAGGAAACCAACCATTTTAAGCCGACAGTCCCTCTGGACGAAGGAACTCCGGGCATACCCACGCCTTACCGCGTAAATATGTTCAACTCCTACATTCCCGCTTAAGCGCATGCCCGCTAATAAGAAAAAATGCCGCCGGGCAAGACGCTATGCTTAAATATGATTGTGAAGGACGAGTCCCACGTAATTCAAGATACGTTGGAGAAACTATGTACTCATATCACGTTCAGTTATTGGGTGATATGTGATACTGGATCAACAGACGGAACGCAGAATATTATTCGGAGCTTCTTTAAGTCCCGAAATATTCCGGGAGAACTTCTTCAGCACGAATGGCGCGATTTCGGATACAACCGCACCGAAGCTCTGCGCGCAGCCTACAAGAAGGCGGACTATATCTTTATCTTCGATGCAGACGATACGATTCACGGAAAGTTGGTTATTCCCCACAATCTAGTTCACGATTTCTACAAGCTCAAGTTCGGAGAAGGGTTCACGTACTACCGTCCGCTCATCGTGACTGCCCAGAAAAAGTCATCGTTTATCGGCGTCCTTCACGAATTCCTTCATTTGGACGAAGGCCAGCCCACAGAAGGAATGATCGAAGGGAACTATTACGTGGATTCCGGAAAGACCGGGGCGCGCAGCAAGGATAAGGATAAGTATTTGAAGGATGCGATGATTCTGAAGAACGCTTACGAGAAGGAAGTCGCGACCGGCGGAGGCTTAGCAAACAGGTACGCTTTCTACTGCGCCCAAAGTTTCAAGGATTCGAACCGTCCGGATGATGCGATCGAATGGTACACTCTTGTTGCCGACAAGCTCAATTCGTGGGTGCAGGAGCGGTATTATTCGTGCATCATGTTGGGGCAGCTGTACAGGACAAAGAACGACTTCTCGCGGTCGCTCGAATATTTTCTGAAGGCTCAGATGTTCGACCCCGATAGGGCAGAAGGCGTCATCTTTGCGGGAGAACTTCTGCATCAGAACGGGCACCATTATCTTGTGACACTTCTGTATGAGGCAAACAAGAACTACAATAAAGACCCGCAGGACAAACTGTTTCTGTACCGCGACTTCTATAACGATGTTCTCGAATTCAATTGCAGTATGAGCGCCTTTATGTGTGGGCGGCGAGATCTTGCGTACGAGTGTGTGAAGAAGATCGTCATCAATAATGTTTCGAACCCGGCCATTATTCGGGCGTGTTTCCATAACTTACGAGCACACGCTCGTGAGATCAACGAGGATAAGGACAGCGGAGCTCTGTTTGTCGCACTCACCAATTATTTGCAGATTGCCGATGATACCAAAGAACTGTGCGTTCTTTGGAATATTCTGTTTGCGAAGCATCGGCCAGCTCTAACCATGCCTTCAAAATTCAAGGGTCAGGAGAACGAGCGCCCAACGGTGTTTCTGTCCATGACGTCGTGTAAGCGGCTCGATCTTTTCAAGGAAACTGTGAACTCTATTTTGAACTGCTGGACGGATCGGGACAAGATTGATTACTGGTTTTGCGTGGACGACAATTCGTCAAAGTTCGATCGATCTGTTATGAAGAAGATGTACCCGTGGTTCAAATTTTATCTGAAGACTCCGGCGGAAAAGGGGCATCGTGAAAGCATGAACATCATCTGGAATAAGCTCAACGAACTTCGTCCGAAGTACTGGATTCATATGGAGGACGACTTCCTCTTTTATATCCGCCGATCCTACGTGACCGATTCCATCCAATTTCTGGAGACGCATGGTGATATTAAACAGGTATTATTCAATCGCGCATATGCTGAAACCATTGAGAACGTAACGATGCGAGGGTACATTCCCGTATCTCCCGGATTCGTAGTTCACGACCATAAGCAAGGTCAGTTTCCGTATGAGAACTGTCACTACTGGCCACACTACAGCTTCCGTCCGAGTATAGTGTCGGTCGACGCGATCCTTGGATTGGGGAACTATGATAGTCCAAACACGTTCTTCGAGATGGATTATGCTATGAAATGGACGTCCAGGGGATACAAGTCTGCGTTTTTCGATATGGTATGTTGTCGCCACACCGGCCGGCTCACTTCGGAACGAAATGATAAGACGGTGAAGAATGCATACGACTTAAATAACGAGAACCAATTCAATAAAAGTATGCCCATAAAGGTTGTGAACCTCAAGCGTCGCCCTGATCGAAAGGAAGCAACGGAGACTCTGCTGAAGAATGCTAAAATTACAGATTTCCAGTTCATAGAGGCTGTAGACGGTAATGCGCTGAAACCTACTCTGGAACTTAAGACCCTGTTCAACGGCAATGATTTCGGAAATCGGCGCGGGTTTATTGGGTGTGCGATGACCCACTACAATCTGTGGAGGGCGCTTCTCGTAGATAAGACTACGGACTACTACGTTATTTTAGAAGATGATATTGTTCTTGCTCCTGAATTTAAGGATGTTTACGAAACACTCAAGCCAGAGTTTGTGAATCACGAGTACCTGTTGCTCGGATACCATATGTTCAGCGCGAACCGTGAGGCCACAAAGGATACGTATGTAACGTTCAAAGACAAGACGATCACAGCTGCAGCCATGCAGAATGATCTGAATGTTGGCGGGACGTTTGCGTATTCGATCAACAAGAGGGGAGCGCAGATTCTAGTAGACTATATTGCGAAGAACGGGATCAAGCACGGGATTGATTACGTCGTAAAGATTTGTAAGGAGCTGAAGTGTACGGAACTGCGCCCCCAGATTGTGTTTTCAGAGTGGTGTGAGGTGGTTGGGAATACGGTGGACACCGATATTCAGAATAACATGGACGGTCTTGATTTCAGCAACATTGAGGATATTGTTGTGGATTTTGAATTCATACCTGGACTTGACCATATTGGCGACGATCTGTACTTCTACGAACTCTCGGTCGACAAACTCAAGGCAATTTGTATTTCCGACCCCAAATGTGAAGGATTCAATACTCTCGGATTTTTTAAGAGCAAGATTGATGCGTCTGCCTTAGCGAAGTCTCCATATTTCCGTCCACATGACGGTATTTATATCAAGAAAACAGCTCCTCCGGTCAACGCGGTCGAGGATCCTGCTAGCACATTAAACACGAAGAAGGTCAAGATGATCTGTAACTGGTCATCGTCAAAGGATCTTGTTTCCAGTTTTAATACTAAATTCCCAGCTCCGGGGCTCGAATTGACTTGGCGAGATGATGCAGACTACTTTGTTATCCTGAATCTTCCTACGAGTGGCGAGGAATACTACGACCCAAAAAAAACGATCATTCTTCAGATGGAGCCGTGGGTCTATGACGACGCGAAACCGTGGGGCGTTAAGGTTTGGATGAATGAATGGGTCAACCCAGACCCCAGTAAGTTCCTTCATGTCCATACCTGTCGCAGGTTCTTGAACGCTGCGAACTGGACTTTGGGCGGCGATATTCACAATCTTCCTCCAAGGAGGAATGTTGCAGCATTGGTGTGTAGCGAGAAGGTTCAGGACACCGGCCATAACTTGCGCATCAATTTTTCACGGCAGTTCCCAGAATTGGTTCACGTATACGGCAGGGAAAACTACCATTCCCTTCCTTCGTATATTAGCCCGGTTCGGGGCGAAGACAGGTACAACGTGTACGCAACCCACAAGTACATTCTAGCGGTAGAAAACAACTTTGAAGTCAACTATGCGACCGAGAAGATCTGGGAACCGCTCATCTGCGAATCACTTCCATTTTATTGGGGATGCCCGAACCTAGAAGAGTACATTGATCCTCGATCATTTGTACGCCTTCCCCTTGACGACCCCGTTGAATCGGCGCGTATAATGAAGCAGGCGTTAGAGGAGGATTGGTGGTCTCAGCGCATTGATGCGATTCGGTCAGCAAAGAAGGTCATTATGGAAAAGTACGGGATGTTCCAGATCGTTTCAAACGTTATTTCTAAGCACGAGAATGCGCGAACGAAGGGTTTTATCTTGACTCTGTCTACGAGTACTCAACGCATACCCAATGTGAAGAAAACGCAAGAGTCTCTCGGCAAGCTTGGAATTCCAACCGAGGTGTTTTACGGTGTGAATGGAAAATATATCACTTTATCAAATAATATATTGAGCTACAACGGCGAAACAAAAAAGTATGATCCTACAGTACGTTTGAATAAAGAGCGAATGACTATTGGTCAATTTGGGTGTTCTTGGAGTCATATTAAACTATATGAGAAGCTAGTAGCTGATGAAGATGCAGACAATTATCTGGTTGTAGAAGACGATGCTGAAATTATCGGAAACTTAGATATTCTGCGTGATTTACCGGTTGTATTCGATATTATTCAGTTAGGAGACGCTGAGTGCTTTCCTTACTTAAGAACAACAAATGTGAACAAATCTTTCTTCAATATTGAAAGGAGGTTCTTTAATCGTACAAGCGCATATATAGTTTCAAAGACATGTGCTAAGAAGCTGCTAGAGTATACGAGTGGACACATCAACCTTCCAGCCGATGATCTTCTTTCAAATTCATTTATTAAGGGACAAATCCAGGTGATTGTTCCCGAATCTCCAGTAATTATGTCTCCTGTAGACACTGAAAGTACAACGGATCGAACGGTGCTATAACGTTAGAATCGTCTTCTCTTTCGGGTGGTCGGGCAGAGTTCCCGCCTTGCGGTGTTCCTGAATCGTGTTCCAGATAGTACGAAAACTCTCGAGGTTCGTAGTTAGCCACATGGGGTCTCGGGGAACGGTTGAGAGGCGGTACTTCTCGAAGATCCAGTACACCGTCGTCCACCACTCGGTCTCCAAATTCGGCATCATCTCCTTGCGCCAAGTTTGGACGTCCCGGGCATCTTCAATGTCCCGATAAACCACCCTGCCGTTCTCGGCAACAGCGAACCATGACTTATACTGAGCAGTAGACGCTTCCCACTCAGAATAGTTCACCTCGCGAAACTTCATTTCCACGTAATCGCACTCGTCCATACCCGTACACTCCAACTGCAACTGCATCTGGTGATAGTATGCCGGCGGAATTGGCGTGTCGTCGGAAAACTCGCGGGAAATGGGGCACTTGAACTCCACGAGCTTTCCGTACCGAAAATCATTCTTATCGGGAGTCACAAGAATCCCGTCCGGCGAAGCTCCCAGAAACGGATGGTCGCGGTGAGGTATGCAGGTCGTGTCCACGATAGTAACTCCTCCCTGGAGGTACGTGCAGTAAATGTGTTTCGCGATGGATTCCATCCTCGTTCCCCAAACCAAAGCCCGCGCTCCGAAGCCCGAGCTTTGCTGACGAGGAGTCAGCTTGGACATCACGATTTCATGTTTTAGAGCGGGCGACGCATCGTGTACGGCCTTGTAAATTTCTGACGCAGTTAACATTTCGCCGCGCTTGGTGTGCCATGCATCGGTGCGCTGATCGTCCTGGCCATAGAGAAACAGAATCTGCTCAACCTTATCCATTCCCAGTTCCATGAGCGCGTACTTATTCTGTATGGGTCAAACCCGTTTTCAGGGTACAGCCCGTTTCATAACAAATGCCGGAGATCCAAAGCCAAGAGCAATGGGTTCTATTCCGGCTAGAGCGTTTTTATACATCCCCAGTCACTGACCGCGTTCGCGATATTCTTACCGGAAAATCCAACCTCTCCCTTCGCTTGATCGATTGGTTCGTGACCAATTACGCGAAGAAGTACAATGTTTCGTACATGACGAAGGCGCAGAAGCATGTGATTGTGTATCTGTCCTACAAGTCTCATCTGAAGGCCTACAGCAAGAAGATGTTTGACCCCTTCTGCCGATGGAAGCGCATCAAGTTCCACGATATGGACACGACGGTCGGTCAATTGAACTTTTTTGAGTGGGCCATCACGGACGAAGTTCTAGATTATCTGGAGACGCATCGCGAGACCGTGCATGCGGACATGGAGACTCGGTTGCACGAACCGAAGGATTCGACCGATGGGCCAAAACGTAAACGCCACGAACTGTCTCACTCGGCCACAAAATCTATGACCCGTCATGATGTGCGTGTAACTGTTAAGTTTGATTAACTCCTTCAAGAACAAATGTATTCTAACCTTATTCCCAACTATGTTTACCGGGATATCTCGGAAGACATAGCTGATCACGACGACGATTTCGAAGCGGAGGAGTGGAATTACAATGGTCGCGACGTGTTTCGCGGAGCGCTGGACAGGACGTACGATTGGAACGTGTACTGGCTCTACGACGATAACTTGAAAAGGGTGGGTCTCGCAGAACACGATGCCGAAAACCCCGCGTTGTTCTACTCGCTGTGGTTTGAAAAGAACGCGTTTTCCACGCTTCTACAGGAATCGAACTGGGTGTCGAAAGACGCTACGCTGTGGGCACTCATGTCCAATGAAGCGTACCAGGATTGTTTAGAGGACGATTTCAAGACGGTCATTGATAAAACTCTGGATTCAAACATCCGCCTTATGACTCCGGAGATGATCATAAAGCTTCCTGAGATTTACGCGTGCTCCAAGTGCGGGAAAAAAACTCTTTCGGCGCCAAGCAGTTGCCCGGACGCGAAAGTTTTTAGTTATTTATCTCCCGATTGCTCGGTGTTGTTTGTTGACGACTCGTTCGTTATGTACACTGCTCCTGCGGACTCTCGTGTTTGGTCTACGCTGAACCCGCACCTGCAGCCACCCGACGACCGCCCTTCTTTGCCGGAGCAACGACGGGAGGAACATCGACCGACTGAGACGCCTGAACAGAGCTCTGACCAGCACCGCCATACTCAGAATCCTCATTCTGAACCGGAGCGACCTGAGTCTCCTCATCATCCACCACAGTAGGCGCTGCGTTCGACTCATCGTCGAACATATCAGCAGCCGTGCGGCGCACCTGAGGGAAGACCTGGGCGGCCGTGAGGCGCCAAGTCACACCGAAGCCACCGCCAGCAATCACGTAGATGCTGCCGCTGACCACGAGGTTTGCCTCGACGCCCTTGGGGAAGATAGAGGTTAGCGACTCGGGAGTCACGTACGTCACCGGGTTGCGTGCCGCATCCACAATCTCGGTCGAGACGCGGTTGTCGTACACCGGAACCTTGACGCGGAAGCTCGGCGGGTACTTACCGTTGGGAACATACTCGCCATCAACCTTGTCGGTCGATACGCTGAGGATGGGCTTGAACGCGTCGCGGATTGCCTCCTCAGACCGCTTCTTGCCGAACCACTTTGAGCTGTTCTCCACAGCGGACTTGATGATGTGCTCATCCAGATCCTTGAGGAGATTGTACAGCTTGCTGATGTCGTCAGTCGCAGCCGAGCGCTCCTTCGCATACGCGTCGCAGCCCTTGAGAGAGCCGATCAGCGTGTACGTCTTCATGCCCGTGTCGCCCTCGCGGATCAGTACCCCGCCGGGGTAGCCCACGCGGGGCATGCGGATGAGTAGGCTGTTGCCGTTGTAGCGCATGCTAATGGGGGGATTACGACCTGCCTTGGCCTGACCTACCTGAAACGTTACGTCGTTCACATTGACTGCGTTAGCATGGATAGGACCGTTCATTCTTGTTGTTGTACCCTGTTTAGGTTAGAAAGGTCTAAATCCGTTTTCGGGATCCAAACTTTACATTTGCGTTTTACAGGAAAGGAAACAATAGGATTAAACAATGGTGCTCTGCGCATCGTGCAAGAACAAGACGAGCTTGGAACAGTGTCCTTCACAGGCAGTGAAAGGATTATTGTTTTGCGGTAAGCACGTCAAATCAAAGGTTAAGAGGTTATGGGCTGATCTGAATAACGGCAAGAAGAACGCTACACACATACAGAAAATATGGAGAGGGTACTTTATCCGTAAGCGGTTGAAACTTGCCGGCGAAGGTGTGTTGAACCGCAAAGACTGTCATAATACGGAAGAACTTGTCACGTTGGACGATAAGACTAAAGTTCACCCTCTGAACTATTTTTCATTCCGGGAAGCAGATAAGCTTTGGTGGTTTGATGTGCGTAGTTTATACCACATCTTAAAAAAATCCGCGAAGCCCGCCAATGCGTACACTCGGCAGCTGCTGAGTATAGACACAAGAAAACGATTACGGGATCTATGCAGAATACGAAAGAAGCTAGGGATAGATAACTACCACGATGCCCCAAAGCCCGAGACGTTCGCAGATCTCGTAAACGAGAAGTGGTTGACCGTCTGCCATATCATCGAAGAGAATGGGTTCTTCGATATGAACCACCTGCTTTTTTCGTCGTTGAATAAGACCCAGCTCTACATACTCATGAATTTCATATACATCGACCTTCTGGAATACTCATCGGAACACAAGACGCCAGACTCAAACCGGAAGAAGTACATTGTGTGGGTCAAGACTCTGCTCACCAAGTTCGCAAAGTACAAATATGGATCTCTTCAGGCATCGTATAACGTCTCCAGGGTGCTTTTATCGATTTTGAACGACTGCTCCGAAAATTATACTGTGTGTTTCATAATTATCAGCGCCGCCTGCAGATTGTGATTTAAACAGGTAAGGAGTATTGAGAGTATAACCCGCGTTAGAAATGGAAGCAATCAATACTCCTACTAAGTCAAACAAGATGCCCGCCGCCAAGAAGACCGCCCCCGCGCCCTCATCCTCTGC